TTGGTTGAATAAGGAATAATCATGAAATTTAAAGAACCCTTTCCGTTCCCACCTGAGAACTACAAAATCTTCACACCTTGTGATGTTGAAGGGTTATACCACAAAATGGGTGAAGCTGGTGGTATCTTCTGCAAGGAAGAGCGTCGTCTGCTGAAGGCACTGCGTCGATACATCGCCGATATTACCGGTATCAAGCCCAAGAAATTGTACTGAGATGAGTGGATGGCTCATAGCTCTCGCATTTGAAAGAGAACATACCTATGGTTTTACTAACCGGTGCAGCGATCCTCTTACTGGTAACAGCAATGTGTAACCAACCACCTGATGGATACTGAACAAATCCCGGCAACACTTAGGTGGGCTAGGCATGTACTGAGCACAATGACAGTACAATACTTTGAGCAAGAATTGTACAGCAAGGTTCTGTATGACCTATCCCGAGCAACATACTTCTTGGAGAAGGAATATGATTCCCGCACACAAGTACCGCAATCGTGAATTCATGCCTCATGAGTTCCAGCTGATCCACAACTCAATGGCGTTCGCCCTGAAAACATTAGATGTCCTATTGAGTTATGATAATATGACACTGCTTGAAAAGGAAATGAACAGTCTGGGGGAAGCGATGAAAATTCTGGAGTCCAAGCGATGAAGGCCATGCTGCTTATGATTATCAATGCGGTAACTACTGAGCGTATTCGTTTCAATATCAAGACCATCAATGACTACTAAATGGTGCTGCTACTGCGGTAGACCTGGGCATCATGCCCACGCATGCGACTGGCCACGTGACGTTCCACCGCCAGTACCCATTGTTCCCAACAACCCAGAGAATCCATTCGACGATCAACAAGAGGATTGGATGGATTACTACGGAGGTTACTAGTTGCTATGCGGTACGTTGTTAGAGCAACCGTATATGACAGGCGCGGTCGCAAGATAGCTACCGCACACAATAACTACGCCAAAACCCATCCAGTACAGGCCCACTTCGCAGAAAAAGCTGGTAGACCTGTCTGTACCTTCCTCCACGCAGAGATTGCTGCTCTACTACGATGTAGAGATAGTGCTCCTCACAGATTGTACGTGGAGAGGTATCGGAAGGATGGATCACCTGCGATGGCTAAACCCTGCTCAATATGCGATCAGGCGATCAAAGCCTGGGGTGTCAAAGAAGTAACTTACACTGTAGGATGACGATGAAACCAATGCTACTTGAACGTAAGAACCCAGACATCAACAAACTGAAGTACCCTCTCTCGGTTACTCCTAAGCTTGACGGTATCAGGTGTGTGATCACTGAAGACGGCCCCAAGACCCGAACACTGAAGCCTATCCCTAACAAGTTTGTCACTCGCGAATTGGGTTTCATGAGCCTCAAGGGCCTGGACGGTGAGCTCATCGTTGGGCCACCCAATGACGAGAACGTCTTCAATACTACGACCAGTGTAGTTCGACGGGTAGAGGGCGAACCTGACTTTACCTTCTATGCCTTTGATTTCTGGGACAGCGATAAGCGATACGATGTTAGGCAAGCTGAACTGGAATACCACTGCGCGAACCTACACCCACGCATCCGTTACCTCAAGTCTACTCTGATTGATTCTGTCGAAGAACTCATCGACTTCGAGGAGAGTGCACTCGATATGGGTTACGAAGGGATCATCATCCGCGCCAATGACGGTCTGTACAAGTTCGGTCGGACCACGATGAAGGAAGGCAACGCATACAAGCTCAAGCGGTTTGTGGATGGTGAAGCACATGTGATTGGGATGGTTCCGAAGTATCGTAATGACAACGAAGCGTTCACAAATGAGCTCGGCCGCACAGCGCGCAGCAAGAAGGCTGAAGGACTGGTTGAGCTTAGCACTATGGGTGCTCTTATTCTGCGTGACATTGAATCAGGTGTTGAGTTCCAATGTGGTAGTGGCTTCGACGACGAACAGCGCCGTTGGTGGTTTCAAAACTGGTTCAACATGATGTCTGGCAAGGCTATCGTGACCTACAAGAAGTTCCTGGTCGGTGAGAAGGATAAACCCCGTCACCCTATCTTCAAGGGATTTCGCATGAAGGAGGATGTATAATGGATATCTATATCGAGAGGGGATACAAGAGTAGGATCGACTATCTCAAGTGTCTTGCGGATGATTACGGTGTACCATATCAAACTGTGCGTGCATTAGCCGGCATGCTGGGAGAAAACGAGGATTTCGACGGGCTAGTTACATCCCTCGAAGACTGCTACGATGATTTCAACTAAGGAACAAACATGTTGACACCTAAGACTCCTAAGACCAACCTTGTCAAGGACCACACCGGCTTCAAGGTAGGTGGCTACGCCCGTACCCGCGCATTCGGTACTCGGATCTATAAGATCGTTGGTAAAACGAATGAGTGGCAAACTAGAACCTCATATCTGACTATCGACGGTAAGTTCACCAGCCGGCGGGAGCAGGTTCTAGGATGGACGCTGACACTAGTCAAGATCGGAGAGACCAATAAAGGGCGTTTCAAGTTCACCAACAGTCGTCCTTTCAACGTGTCTCAATATCTGACCGGCCACTGGTATTATCCTGCGAAGGGGGTCTGATGGAGAAATACCTTCCATTCGTCCGTCTATCTGACGGAGAGACATGGGTAGAGATGCGTCATCCGACTATTGCCGAAGAGGGCTTCCGGTCCCCTGATGAATGTAACGCATGGCTGGATAATTTCTACCCGGATCGTGTACGCCCGGATATCTTCCACGGGCTTCAACCAATTATTACTGTGAAAGTACGATAATGGGAACTGTTGACAAGCACATGGCCGACAATCTGAAGATGCATGACGGCTACTATAACGGGGATGATGACAATAGCCTAGGCGACAACCCTCGGTGTGTCCTCATCACGCAATACCACAATCAGTGGGGTGGTGTATCATACGGCCTGACCTTTGAGGGTCAAATGAACAGGTACACCCCGAGCGAATTCGTCAGGAACCCTACCGTGTATTGGATGTATCGTCCGTGATTGGCTACAAGCTATTTCGCAAGCGTAAGGATGGTACATACGGTCCTCTATTCATCAACCGTAGGCAGAAGCTTGTCCACGGAGAATGGTACCATGCGGAAGATCACCCAACTAAAGGCTACGCCTATCGTCCTGGTTGGCACATTTGTAGCAGCCCTGCTAATGCTCCCCATCTGAAGCACGACATTGACAATCGCGTCTGGTGTCGGGTTCAGTTCTTCGATGCCGAAAAGATCGCACGGCCCGAGAATCAGGGTGGGTTCTGGTGGTTGGCTCGTCGCATGAGGATCATGTATGAAGTCTAAATACAGCTGGCAGATCGAGCATAACCACTTCGACCCGTCCACCGGGTTACATACAGAAGTGTGCATCGATAAGTATGCCAAATACGGTTTCTTCGAGCAATACATCATGAGGAAGAGTGATGACGAGTACCTACATGAGGGTGGTCTCTGGTTCGAGTTCGTACTAGAGAGCCATCTCGAGTTGGTGGACCAAGACGGTACATACACTCTACCAAGGACCGTCGGCTGGATTCTCCGACAACACGGTATTCAGGTAGACAAGGACTTTGAATGAATCTAATCAAGACCGTCAAACACTTCGTGAGCGGCAGCGAGAAGTACTTCGACATCTTCGAATGTACTGTTGACTCTGTCGAAGTAACCCGAGATGCCAAGGGACGTCGATCTATCGGGATCAAGGTCGGAGAGAAGGAATACAAGGGTCTCTGGAATAAGTCCGTACAGGACCATCTGAAGGAGAACGAAGGTAAACCATCCTTCGTTGTGCTCTGGAAGAGTCCCAAGGGAAACCATATGCTGTCATACTCCTGGGAGCTCTGGGAAGGGTTTCTCAAGGGAGATACCGGTAGGGACGTCAACATTAAAGACCTCGTCAGCGAAGATGAATCAGGTGAAGCTTTCTTGTACATGTGGGTAGATACCAAAACCGATCGTAAGTACATTGGATACCACACCGGTACTGTCACTGACGGATACGTCTGTTCAAGTAGTCTCATGAACGAGGAGTACGAGAAACGCCCTGACGATTTCATTCGGACTATCCTAGCCTGGGGGACAACCCAACAGATGTATGAGCTAGAGACCATTCTCCTGCTGGAACTGAAGGCAGCTACTCGCGGGGCATTTTATAACGTGTCAAATAACTTGCGCGGCTAAACAGACTGCACTTATTAGATAGGTTATATAGGGGGCGTCCCTAAACCATTACCACCTGGGGTTGCAGAAAAGTTTCTGCCACTAAGAAAGGTAAACCGCTATCTGAATCCCATCGAGAGGCACTTAGAAAAGCATGGGCTTTACGAAAGCTAGTAAAGGACTGATATGAAGACGATGATTACTGTGGTGTTCGAAGTCAGAGATCGCATTGAATTGCTGGCCGAACAGTATATCGAAGACCGTTTGAATCATCTAAACGATTGGGCCAATATTATTGATAACATGCTGATCGTAGCATCGGAGCAGATCGATGACCAAGAATGAGTACATCCAGGACCTACTCATGGGTCGCATGTGGAACCGGCAAATCCTAGATGCCGCACTCATCTATTGGCACAGCGAGATTCCATTCGCTATGGCCTGCGTCTATATGAATAATCTGGAGAAGAAGCTCAATGAATCTGATGATCCCAGAAATCACGATTGAGGAATGTGCTGAGGTAATTCAGGCCATCACCAAGATCCAGCGATTTGGGATGGAGAATAGCGGATACAATAATAAGGAGAAGTTGGAAGAGGAAATTGGCCAGCTAAAATATATGCTGGAACGTCTTGCTTTATACTGGTCCTTGGACTATTATAATATGACTGTGGCAGCAGGTAAAAAGCATAATGCTTTATATGAGTACGCTAAATACAACACCTGTAACAAAGATCTAGCCGGAACCTAACGCTGACATGAAGCAACAAATATCATGGGATATATTCTTCATGGATATTGCCGTGAAGGCAGCCGATCTATCATATGACCTGAAAACAAAGGTCGGTTGTGTAATTGTTAAGAACGGTAATATCGTCTCCTTCTCATATAACGGTACACCCGCAGGATCAAGTAATATCATGCGGGATCAATATATGGAATCACTCCCTGAAGTATTGCATGCAGAGTCGAATGCACTGGGGAAAATGATGCGGATGGGGATCGGTACGGAAGGATGTACGCTGTATAGCACAAGGGAGCCATGCCTGCAATGCGCCAAGATGATCTACCAAGCAGGTATTCGTCGAGTCGTGTTCCATGACAGGCATTCTGTGGCTGATGGTGTATACTTTCTGTCCGATCATGGTGTCCGCGTCGAAAGGGTTTGAATGGATATTCCAATTCTGGCCTGGGCCTTAATCGGCTTCGGCTTTTACTGCCACTACCTTCTCATCGTGATCGAGCGTCTCAGGGCAAACAACGAAGGCATGTCCGATATGATCTCTGCGATGGCGAGGGAACTTAAAGAGCTAGGATCCCCCAATGTCTTCATCATCGACAAAGACGCAGACAGCGAAAAGAAAGAGACTCCCTTCTAATATAACATTATCGACTGCTTTTCTAGGACCGATCGATACAATAATCAAAGATCTCTTCATCGGTATCTTTCACGACTACTGTGAACGTTTCAAGGTGAGTCCCTCGAAGAAACCCATTCATGTAGCAATCGCAGGAGTAGAAGCAGGTAAGGCTGCTGACCCCAATCAATTCGGTCTTACAATCAGCACTGACGATCGTATCTTGATTCACATTAACGACCCCTCGTTAGACGATGAATCAGCAGGTGATCTCAGTCATGAATACATCTCAGTTAAATTCGTCGAAGTCGTGTGCCATGAGATGGTACATGCAATGCAATCAATCACCAATCGTAACCCGCAAAGCTTTGGTAAGATCAAGCATGACAGGGAATCCTCGGTGGAATCGTACTTCTTCGATGCACATGAAGTCGAGGCCCGTATCTTGGAATCATTCTATACCAACGTCTTTGGAGTGGAACTACAGGCGGTATGCTTAGATGAGAGTGAATAATGGCTCTTGTGTTTGACATCGAGACCAACGGGTTATACCCAGAGGTCAATACACTCTGGTTGATCATGACGGAAGACACGATCACCGGAGAAAAGAAGCAGTACTCCGATCATGACAATGCTCTCCCCTCAATCAAGGAAGGTCTTGAAGCACTGTCCAATGCAGACATCCTGGTTGGGCACAACATCTGCGGCTACGACATCCCTGTACTGGAACATCTTACAGGATGGAAGCCTAACCCGGCTACCGTTATCTATGATACCTGGATTATGTCACAGACCCTGCGCTACAAGCGAGGGCATCTGCATGGGCTGGAAGGATGGGGCGCCAAGCTAGGATTCCCCAAGATCAAGTTCGATGACTTCAGTAAGTACAGTCAGGAGATGCTGAAGTACGGTATCCGTGATGTAGAACTGAATGTCAAGGTCTACCATAAACTGGTTGAGGAAGCAAAGAGTACAATCAAGATCAACCCTCTATTCAAAAAGGGACTGTGGGTTGAGATGCGATTCGGACTCATTGAAGCCAAGATCAGGCATCGTGGGTGGCGATTTAACGAACCAGCTGCAAGAGCTCTCCTTGCTGACCTTGAGAAGCAAATGGAAGAGATCGAGGATGAGGTCAACCCGCAGATCGGTCTTGTGTGCATGAAGGTTGATAAGGCTGACGAGCACAAAGAGCCGGTGTACAAGAAGAATGGTGAGTATGCTCTCTCAACTGCCCGTTGGTTTTCTATTGATCCTTCTGACGCTCTATCTAATCGCACGGTTGATGGTCCCTTTTCGAGAGTTGAATTCGAGCAGGGCCGTCTATCCTCCGACAAGGTACTTAAAGCATGGCTGTACAGTATCGGGTGGGTGCCAGATGACTGGAACGTCAAGAAGGTCGGACGAAACTTTGTACAAACATCACCTAAACTTACTGAATCCTCTCTTGAAAAGCTCGGCCCGATAGGGTTGCGCGTGTCAGAGTACGGTACAATCAGCAACAGACACGGAGTCCTGAATGGATGGCTCAAATCGATTGAATACGACGGTAGACTACACGGTCGTATGTGGACCATTGGGACACCCACTTTCCGCTGTCGCCATGAGGTTATTGCTAATCTACCGAAGGTACAGACTGCAAAAGACGGGACACCCGTTAAGGGTTTGGCTGGAGGGTTCGGTTATGACATGCGCTCTCTCCTCCTTCCAACGGAAGGGTGGGTTGTTGTTGGTGCAGATAGTGCCGGCAACCAGATGCGAGGACTCTGCCACGATATCGGCGATGAATCGTTCACGAATGAAGTGATTGCAGGGGATGTGCATAGGCGGAATGCTGACGTGCTGGTCCCTTACATGAAACCCAACCTGACACCGAAGGAAGAGCGAGATACTGCCAAACCTTTCCTGTATGCGTTAAATTGAGGCGCATATAAAACTCTGTGAACTCAGGGGATAACTCAAAGAGTCAATCCTGAGCGAAGCTAAATAACAAGGAGAATACAATTGGATTGTATCAGTTGCAGCAAATCATTCAAGCCCTTCGTGCATAACCAAACACGGTGTCGTGAATGCGTATCCGATCTTAACCGACAAGAAGGTAATATCGGGCGTGAAGCTTCAAGGAGATTCAGTAAAGAATGCGAGTGGTGTACCACTACTTTCGTTATGTCTGGTCCCGCATCTAGGTACTGCTCTAAACAGTGTAACTTAGATAAGAAGCGCGCCAAAGTATACGGTCTCGATCGTATCAGCTTTGATCAATTGATTGCAACTAGTGTATGCGACTTATGTGGATCTGACGGATTCACTATGGATGCTACAAGATATGATTCCGGTTTAGTAATCGACCACTGCCATACTACGGGCGTAGTAAGAGGTATGCTGTGTCATAATTGCAACAGAGCACTTGGCCTAATGCAAGATGATATAGAGCTACTGAAAAGAGCAGTCAGTTATTTAGAACGTGCAACGACTATCCCTCACGGGAGTACGGGTAAGTACCCGGAAGCGCAGAGACCGCCAGCCACGGTATGATATAGTCTGATCTGTATGGTGACATACAGCTGCATGAGAATGCGGGGTCCGTTTAACGAGCGGGCCTGAACATATTGTTCTATTTGGAGCCGGTCCAGAGAAAATCTCCCTGATCCTACGTGGAGTCAAAGACCGTAAACTCGGTCAAGAAGCTATCGACAAGTTCAGCAACAGTATCCCTGGACTGAAGAAGTTGAAGGATGACCTCGAGAAGCAATTCAACAGGTCCAAAGAGAGGTTCGGTGAAGAGAACGCCCACATCCGTAGTATCGACGGTCGTATCATCTTCGTCAAGTCTAAGCATCAGGTATTGAACTACAGGCTGCAGACTACCGAAGGTATTACCTGTAAAGCAGCTGCTGTTTGGCTGGAAGATAAGCTGAACGACCTGGGTATCCCGTTCAACTGGCTACTCCATTACCATGATGAGTTGGCTGTCGAGTGCCCACCTGAGTATGCGGAGAAGGTCAAGGCTCTGGCAATTGAAGCATTCACTGAGGCACCTAAATGGTTCGCCGTACACTGCATGAATGGTGATGCACACATCGGGAACAATTATGCGCAAGTACACTAAACAATATTTAGAAAGTAATCCATGAGTAAACTGATGTTCATCGATCGAGAACGTAAGCAAGACATCCCGGAGTTCGATCTTGCCCTGATTGATTGTGATTCACTGATGTACTCTACCGCATGGGTCTGTCCCAGTCAAAAGATGGCTGAGCAAACCCTGATGCAGAGGGTAGAGAAGATCATTTTCGAAACTGAAGTAGGTGAAGCCCATGTGTTTATCAAGGGTGATAACAATTTCCGGTATTCAGTTGATCCCGAATACAAAGCAAACCGACGATCCTCAATGGACCCCGAAGTCCTTGACCGAGTCGAGTTGCTGTATTCATATGCCAGAAAGAACTTCATTGAGAGTCACGGTGGTGAAGCTGATGATTACGTGTCTATCTACACCTATCAAGCTCTTGAGGAAGGTAGGCTTCCGGTAGTCTGTCACATTGACAAGGATCTTAACATGATCCCTGGATGGCACTACAACTTCAAGAAAGAAGAGTTCTACTACGTATCACCGGAAGAAAGCTTCACTTTTATGTGTCGCCAGTTATTATCAGGGGACATGTCCAGCGACAATATCCCTGGTCTAAAAGGGGTTGGTGATACAACTGCTGCAAGGCTACTGCATAATACACGACTCAGCGGGATGAAAGACAAAATCATCCATGAATGGACCGTTGGTGGTCGTCTACCAAACTCTGGTGAGACCACTAAAGAAGCCCGATACAAGAGGTTCCTTGACTCAGCCAATTGTCTGATCCTTCGGGAAACACTTGAAGAGGTCCGGCCATTGACTGAGGAAGAGCTACTTCGCAAGATGACCTGGACAGTACCCGAAGCTGATTATCTATTCCATAAGGATAGGGATGTATCGGACATGGTGCAGCTGAACAGTCTACATATCAATTGTTATATGGATACAAAGAGACCTACACGATGCAAGACTACGGACACTGGAAAAACCTCACCTGGAACCACGAAGGGTTCGACCCAGACGACTACATCGGATTCATTTACCGGGTAACCTTCCTACTCACTGGTGAAGAGTATATTGGTAAGAAGAAGTTCCATAGGACCAACCAGTCAGGTCGTAAACGTTATGGTCCTTCTGATTGGAAGACTTACACCACTAGCAGTGAGTATATCAATGATCTACTGAAAGAATACCCCAAAGAATGCTTCGCATTTGAGATTGTATTGATGTGTAAGACACAGGCGATCCTATCATATGCTGAAGCCAACATCCTACACAAGTTAGATGCTCTGACCCAGGTCGATAAAACCTGGGGTCTGCCTAAATATCTCAACAAGCGTATCGATGCCATTCGCTGGATCACAAAAGACTACCCTGGAGTTGAGGTTTCTTCCCTGATTCGAACCGTACTATCTAATCCGCCATTTGAAACATGAAGATCAATCCACGCGATCTAGACAAGCTGCTAGATGAAGAAGCCGATGTACAAGAAGCCCTGGAAGCTAAGCTGGCTCAGGAGAGGCTCGAAGCCAAACGCCGTAAAGCAGCTGCGGTTGAACGCCGTCGTGAGAAGTTGAATCAGGAGAAGTAACCAATGAGCAGGTGGCATTACGAAGCATGCCCCAAGTGCCCCTCATCAGACGCCTTTGCCTACAAAGACGGAGATGAATGGGGCCATTGTTTTTCATGTGGGCAAGGCTCACGTATCGATTCTGACGAAGAAGGTGAAACCAAAGTGACGAAGAAGTCGGTGAAGGAAGATGCAGTTAGTACCCTCGAATTGGACGACATCAATCAGTACGATGTCCGTGGGTTCCAAGAAAGGAATATCCGAAAGAATATTGCCGCCCATTATGGTGTCCGAGTGGCATACGATTCGGATGGGACCATCATCAGCCACTTCTATCCGTACACTAAAGCCGGTAAGATCGTCGGCTACAAGGAACGGAAGCTCCCAAAGAAATTCGTCATCCACGGTGATGCCAAAGGAAGGGGTCTCGAAATGTTCGGGCAGAGCGTATGCACGGGAGGTAGGCGTTTGGTTATCACCGAGGGTGAACTCGATGCGCTGGCGGTAGCACAGGCTCAGTATGACAAGTACCAGAAGTTCTACCCTGCCGTCAGCATCCCAAGTGCCAGTCAGACGAATATCCTAATCGAGCAGCGGGAGTGGATCCGCAACTTCGATGAAGTCATTCTGATGTTTGACAACGATGAACCTGGGCAGAAGGCCGTTTCTGAAGCAGCCAAGATCGTCGGGTTCGATAAGGTGAAGGTGGCTACACTACCTGAGAAGGATCCCTGCGAAGTTCTCCTGAAGCACGGTAGCGATACACTGATGAAAGCTGTATTCGACGCACGTCAATATAGCCCCGCAGGTGTTGTCAAGGGTGAAGAGATCTGGGAACAATACAAGCAGCTGAAGTCTGTTGAAGCCCTCCCCTATCCTGATTGTGTCGGTGGGCTGAATCCACTGCTGAAGGGTATGCGTGACGGCGAGATTGTTCTGTTCACTTCAGGCACAGGTAGTGGTAAATCAACTGTTGTCAAGGAGATCATCCTCCATGTGAAGGAACAGACTGACGAGAAGATCGGTATTGTGTCTCTGGAAGAATCCATCGGTGATACGGCTCAGAAGCTCATCGGTATGCAACTCCGACAGAATCTGGAAGAGAATCCTGCTGAAGAAAAGCTTGAGCGTGAGGCATTCGAGAAGCTATTCAAGGATGAGAAGATCCTTATGCTGGACCACCAAGGTTCAGTCAGTGACGACAGTCTCATCGATAAGATTGAATACCTTGCATTGATGGGTTGCAAGAAGATCTTCCTTGATCACATTACCATTGCGGTATCTGAAGGTGCTGATGGTAAGACCGGTAACGAGGCAGTGGACTACGTCATGAGCCAGCTGTTGAAGGTCGTCAAGAAGCATAATGTGTGGTTGGGTGTCATCAGCCATCTACGCAAGGGTACTGAACGTAAGCCTTTCGAAGAAGGTTATCTACCGACAGTAGATGACATCAAGGGATCAGGCTCGATCAAGCAGATCAGCTTCGACATCATTGCGTTCGCCCGACACATGACACATGAGGATGCAGTGGTCCGTAATACAATCAACTTCCGGGTACTGAAGGCACGTAAGACTGGTCGGACTGGTGACGCTGGTTCTGCATTTTATGACCATGAAACTACTCGTCTACGTAAGACTGATATGATGGAGTTTGTATGATCTATGATAATCCTTATTGCCTACAATTATCACAATGGCTTGTGGATAGGTTCTATGATGATAAGGATAAGCTTATAAAAGAGCTTTCAGGTGAACTTTGTAGAATGCATCGAATGGGGTTGGCCTTCGCATTGGATCGTATTAATAAAACTGTGAAAGAAGTCGATAAGGCGAAGCCGAGATAGACATGATGGAGTTTGCATGACAGAGAAGGAAGAGCTTAGAAAGTGGCTGAGTGATCGCTGCCTTCGCCTGGTTCTAGAAGACGGTACGATGTGTCTGGTATCTACTCTTGATTGGTATAAATATGGTTTCGAATATGTGGATGAGGATCTTGGTGAGGAATTTGCATGAACAAAACCGAAGAGCTATTTCTAGATGAACTCAACCAACTACTACGCATGTATAAGGTTGAGCTCAGTGTGGATGACCAAACATTTCATATCAACGCATGGGCATATACTCAATTCAATTACAGGGGTGATAAGATCTCTGATTCAATCGATCTAGACCTAGGTAGCTGGACTAATGGAGAGTAAATGAAATCTTTTATTCATTATCGTAACAAGGATTCCCTGGCTTTCATCAAAGAGCTCGATACATTACTGATGAAGTATCGAGTATGTATCATTCTTGATAGCGATGAGGTATATGCCTACCGGGCGGGTAGTAAGGAAACAGAGATCGATATCTGTCTGGGCCGAGATTACACTGTACAAAGTAATGATAACAGGAACTAAATGAGTCCACTAGAATACTTGTCGCAAAAAGTAGGTACGGTGATACCTGCTTCCGACAAGGTATATAACGAGGGAGCACGACTACTTGCGTGTTCCCCTGACTGGGAGTTACACCTTGAACGATTCATTCAAGAATCCTGGAACACCCTGCTTAAGTACTGTGTCCGTAACAAACAATCTACTTACAGCGCATCTGTCAAACTTACTTTTGCTTCGGACCTTATCGGTAAGCGTATCGCACGGGATATTGGTGCAGACGAGACCAACATCAAGTCTACCCTTTCCCTCGGCGACCTTATGCTTGAGACCTTCCTCCAAGCAGAACTGATTGAGATCTTCCGAGAGTACGAAGGTCGTAGGGCACCCTATATGGTGCGTATTACAGGAGATGTTGATGCTATTCGGCCTGTGCTTATTGGTACTAGTTTCACTCCTCTGGACCCGATCCGTGGGCTTCGATCGCCCCTTACCAAAGAGCCGTTCATCAAAGGATGGCACAATGCAAAGAAGTTCCATGAGTACCTTGACGCGCCCTTCGTCCGGGCACTCAACCAACTTCGCAATCAAGCATGGAAACTTAATGAACCTGTATTCAAAGTTCTGATGCAGAATCCGCCAGAAACCTCAATGGATCTGGTTGATGAAGATGGTGTCATCTATACGTATCACTTCGATCGGTCGCACAAAGAGCTACCTGAGAAGCTAAACCATATGGATGGCACTCCTTTCCTTGGTCAGAAGGATGCAAAGCTTCAGCGTCTTATGAGCAAGATGTTCGAGTATAATCAAGTAGTGGCGAAAGCCCAGATGGTGAAGGAGAATGGTGGTGTCTTCTATCAAGAAGTGTCATGCGACTACAGGGGGCGAGTCTACTATGCAGAGCCATTCCTTGAATTCCAGGGAAGTGATATCTCTCGCTCTCTGTTCCTATTTAACGAAAGCAAGCCGGTTGGCAGTGATGGAGCATTTTGGCTCTACTGTCACGCAGCTACCAGCTATAACGAAAATTTCACTATCGGTCAACTTCGAGGACTCGAATGGACAACAACAGATTACATTCAGTATCTGAAGAAGGAGGGTCTAGACACGATCAGTGTGGACAAGATGACCATCCAGGATCGGTACAATTGGACAAAGGCCTCCTTGTCGAGGTTCATCTGCCCTACGTCGAAGGGACCAGTCTTCCAGCCGAATGCCGAGAAGCCCTACGCCTTCCTAGCTGCACTGTTAGAAATCACAGGGTATCTCGCGGATACTGGATCATACAAGTCTGGCTTACCGATCCAGATCGATGGATCCAACAATGGTAAAATTGCCTGCCATTGTAAAATTGCGTGAACTCAGGGAACCTCTCTGAAACGAGACAATCCTGATCCAAGCCTCAGTAATGAGGAAGGAGCAACGACTATCCCGAAAGGGAGTACACCCAAGTGGGTGGAAGCGCGCAACACCGAAAGGTGAAGATATAGTCTGACCTGTATAGTGATATACAGCTGCCTGATAATTGTAAGAGGCGGGTTGAGCTTAACGAGCTCAGCTGAACATGATGTGTGGCAGCATCTAGCCGCTATGTCGAAAGACAAGCATGCCGGGGCACTGGTGTCCCTAACCAAATCACCGATACAACAAGACTTCTATGTGGCCGTTGCAAAGGATCTTGTCAAGATGATGCCTGATTGGTTTGACGAACGGAAGATCCCTATGAAGCATATCCGCAAGGGTATCGCCAAGCGTGGGGCCATGACTAGAGCATATAGTGCTGGCAAGACCAGGATTGCCAAGAATATGTATGATGACTGCCACGTTGAAGGGTTCACCGTCAAGTATAACATTGACGAGAACGACTGCGAGATACTGGCAGCCAATCTAATCAAGGCAATCAATCAAGTATGTGCCGGTCCACTGAAGACCACCAAGTTCCTTCAGAAGATCGCCGAGCATGAACTGAATGCCGGTCGTAAGTTCCTTGAGTGGCACACACCTAGTGGTTTTCCAGTCATCTACAAAGCAAACCTGCAACATGAGCGCAAGCAGAGAGGTACAATCCGTGGTATCAAGGGTAATAAGGATGGACGCATCATGCACGTCGTCCGAGTCGATGTTCTCAACAAAGAGACTGGTGAAAAGGTCCCGTGCCGCCGCAGTTTCGCGAGTGGTATCAGTCCTAACTTCGTTCACAGTATGGACGCAGCACATATGGCTAATACCATCAATGCTTTTGGTGGGACATTCGCTGCTGTTCATGACAGCTTCGCTACTCATGCTTCGGATATCCCTCTACTGCAGGAAGTAACCAAGATGACCTTCATTGCTCAGTACGACATGGGGAACTTCTTTGATTACATCCAGGATCAGCTTATGATGAATAAGGATACGTTCGAGATGGAGCAACCACCATTGGGCCGACTCGACATTAACGAGGTAATGGATAGTGAGTATTTCTTTAGTTAGTCGGTCCCTAATGTCAACCATCCTATCAACTAAAACAATCAGGAAGATCTAATGAACACCTACAGTGAATTCATAGCGAAGTCGAGGTACTCCCGCTATCTCCCAATGGAACTCCGTCGTGAGCATTGGAATGAAACTACCGATCGCTGGATTAGCTTCTGGCAGAATCGTTTCCCCGATCCCGACACCGGACTCCCATGGGAAACCCTGCGTAATTCCATCCTCAACCTAGCTGTTCTTCCTTCGATGCGGTCGATCATGACTGCCGGTCCCGCCCTTGAACGTTGCAATGTTGCTGGCTACAACTGTGCGTACTTGCCGGTTGATCATCCGTACTCATTCGACGAGGCAATGTATATCCTGCTGTGTGGTACTGGGGTCGGGTTCTCGGCTGAGTATAAGTACGTCAGCCAACTACCCACTGTACCTGACCACATTCGTTTCACGGAATGCACCATTCAGGTGGAAGATAGCAAGGAAGGGTGGGCTCTAGCCCTCCGTGAACTGCTTGAGTGTCTGTGGCGGGGCATCTACCCCTTCTGGGATGTCTCGAAGGTTCGTCCTGCCGGTGCCCCTCTGAAGACCTTCGGCGGTCGTGCCAGTGGCCCTGGTCCTTTGGTGGATCTCTTCAAGTACACCTGCAATAAGTTCATGGCGGCGAGGGGTCGTCCTCTGACCACGATGGAAGTACACGATATCATGTGTAAGATCGGTGAAGTGGTTGTTGTTGGTGGAGTCCGTCGCTCTGCCATGATCAGCCTGGGCGACCTGGGTGATATGGATCATGCACGGGCCAAGGCCGAAGACTGGTGGAAGAATTCCCCAGAGCGGGCGCTGGCCAATAACTCTGCGGTCTATGATCAGAAGCCTTCTATGGGTGATTTCATGAAGGAATGGACTTCGATTTACGACAGCAAGAGTGGTGAGCGAGGTATCTTCAACCGCCAGGCCAGCCAAAAGCAGGCAGCTAAGTATGGTCGCCGTCCATACGATATTGAATACGGCACCAATCCGTAAACTTTGAATGCGGATTTAAAATCTTCTCTGATTGACTTGGAAGCCGATAGTAAGGCGACAGGGCGGAAGCAAGCAATAGCTGTGCACCGTGAGAGACTAAGCGAGAAGAACACTAAATGTGTATGCGATAGTCCAGCGCACGACGAGAACTACTATTGATACTCGTTGTGTGAGGTTCTGAAATCATCCTACGTCCGTACCAATTCTGTAATCTGTCTACCGCAGTCATCCAACCGCATGACACTCAAACGGATATTGCAGCCAAGATTGCTATTGCGGCATTGATGGGTACTATGCAAGCTTCCCTGACCGACTTCCCATATCTGCGTAAGATCTGGGAAACCAATACCAAGGAGGAGGCTCTCCTGGGTGTCAGCATGACGGGTATCCTGGGTAATGGACGCCTGTTCAATCAGGACGACAGCAACCAGTTCCTTGATACTCTCCGCAATGTGGCTGGTTCGGTGAATCGTCGTTGGGCTCCTGTCCTGGGAGTGAACGATGCAGCTGCGGTGACCGCAATAAAACCGGAAGGAACTGTCAGTCAATTGACCCTCACCAAGAGTGGTATCCATGCCGGTCATGCACCGTACTACATCCGTCGAGTCCGTCAAGACAACAAGGATCCGCTGACACAGTTCCTCATCAGCCAAGGCGTTCCTCACGAACCCTGTGTGCTGAAGCCTAACGATACTACTGTGTTCAGCTTCCCGATGAAGGAAGAAGGAATTACCCGAAACGATCTCACTGCTACTGAGCATCTAGATATCTGGCTGAACTTCCAGCGTCATTACTGCGAGCACAAGCCCTCAGTAACTATCTCTGTCAAGGAGCATGAGTGGATGGAAGTCGGTGCATGGGTGTACAAGCACTTTGACGAGTGTACCGGTGTCAGCTTCCTTCCTGATGATGGTGGTAACTATAAGCAGGCTCCCTATGAGGATATCACTGAGGAGCGGTATCAGGAGATGGTCTCTAAGATGCCTACCATCAACTGGGAAGACTTCCAAGAGTTCGATGATCAAGTAGTGGGAGCGCAGACGTTGGCTTGTGTTGCAGGCCTGTGTAGTATCTAATAATTAAGTAGGTGCCAGGATGATTGAAGATCAGACAAACGTAATGTCACTCAGGTTCTTTAAGAGTGATACAGCACAGATGTATGTGGATGATTACGATGCAGTGATTACAGTGACATTTCTCAGTGATGACATTGTGTATCTTGATCGTTTCAAGGGGTCAGTCAATAGGAAGATACTTAGGGAATTCTACCAATGGTTGAAGGAAAAGAAAATCCAACACCTATTAGCTACGAGGTCTCCAATGCACACTTTTATGAAGTCAGACTACATTCTCCCTGGTCTGTACCACATTGACCTGACCAATCCGGATATAATCCGTAGGTTCGGCCCTCAGAAGCAGAACCAGCCGGCACCTATCAGAAACACTAAGGAGTAGCTTTGACTATAAGCACGTTCACGCAAGAAGATTTCGCCAGTGTCCTACATAAGGGCATGATGGAGGATATCCGTAAGAAAGCTGTCTCATTGATCATGGCTGAATTGGAGAAGATGGTCTCTGAGGCCGTCAACAATCACGTCAAGAATATGAAGGGATACGTTAGTCAACATTACGATCCCCAAGGCTATGACCCGATCTTCAATGTAACTATCGATGGAGTTAAGCAAAATGTACAATCGTGATCTCGAAACAGATGCTGCTGTCAAGAAGCAGTACAACGAGAACCAGAGTAAAGCCGCTGCAGAGCGTCTTGCGAAGGTTGCTGCTGTCAATAAGATCAAGAAGGCTACTAAAGGAAACTCATGAACATCTTTTCCCGTAAGAACACGCTTGACATCGTCTCCCCACTCATTAAGATTATCGATCAGCTGATCAAACATCAAGAAGACCAGCTTGTTCTCGCTGACAATGCGCAAATTGAGCGTGATGCCGCTGAGAAGCGCCGTCAAGAGGCTGTAGCTGAATCGATCACTGCCGGTGATATGGCTGATCGCCTGCATAAACTATTAGGGCTCTGATGGGTACTGTCCACGGGAGCATTCCCTTCTACTACGATGAGGTATCGGATGATATTCTCAATGACGACGTAATGGAAATCCTTAAGCAGAAGTGGGTTGAACTCGCTGTTGAGGATAGAAGTAACAAAGAAGATGACTCATTCTGGACGGAGTTCGCACGATGAGTAAGGGTAGTACACAGCGGCCTACTGACAAAGAGTCTTTCGACCGCAATTATGATGCAATCTTTGGTCGTAAGGAAGGAAAGAAGGATGATTGTCAAACCACCACTGAGCAGCGGGAGTCCGATGAAGACGGTAACGAACAATCTTAAGAGTCTGATCGCTGACAACTTCCTTGTCTATTACAAGGCCCATACATTCCATCTGAATGTAACCGGTCCTGGTTTTCAACAATACCACGAACTATTCGGAGAAGTCTACGACAAGCTGTGGGACTGGCATGATACGTTGGCAGAACAACTACGCCAAGGCGGCGACAAGTACGAACTAAACCTGAAGGATGTTCTCAATGGATCCGCTATTTCTGATGATGCTGTCGGCAAGAGTGTCGCCAATATGTTCTCTGCTCTTTGTAGCGACCTTGACAGTCTACTATCCTTGGCTGAAAGGATCTACGAGTCATCCGATCCAGCACTCGGAACAGTGATTGGTGATTACTGTGCTGATGTCAAGAAACTAAAGTGGAAGATTGATGCGACGACCAGCAAGTAAAGGAACACATGAAAAACAACCTACCCCTGATCAATTACAACATCTTCGCCCTGCAGGGTGATGATACTACTGATGACATGGATGTTGTAGAGACCCTGGGTCTGGATCCAAAGGTCGCCTATACACCATCAATCAATGATGCCGCTATCCAGAAGATGTACTATGAGAACATCGACTCATATATCAAGAGCGGCATGGATGAAGAAGCTGCCCGCAACCTAGCCAAGTTTCATGCCGATGCTGCACGGGCATCTGTCCAAGCAGCAATGAAGGATCAAGCAAAGCAATTCCAGTTTTGATACTGGAAAAAAAATTAAACCCCTTACCATTACGGTAGGGGGTTTTTAAATTACTTTAGAACGGCAGTGGTTCGTTCGTATCAAACATCTTGTCTAGAGGTACATTTGCCAGTTCTGGCGGTACCTGCTTAACTGCTTCAGGCTTCTCACCCTTTAATGTTTCAGGCTTGTAACCCTTCTTGTTGGCCTTGCCACCAGATGAGGACATCTGACGGATACCACCAGTCTTGGTTGCTGCCATCAATACCTTGTCAGCGTTCTTGACACGGTTACTGAATGCACTGGTCCATGCATCGAAGGATGCTGTTGGGCCATACATATTCAATAGCTGACCAGATAGATCCAGCAGCTTGGGGAATGACTGAGCGGGTACTGCCAGTTGTTTGGCAATCTTCTCATTCATCTCCGATTCCGGAACCCATCCAGCATCACGGGCTTCTTTCAGGATACCCGCAACACGAGCCTTGTATTCATTCCACTTATCTTCAGGAGACTTTGCCGCTGGCTTCTTACGAGCCATTTGCCGGGTCTTCTCCATGTCAATGAAGTGTTGCTGATACTCACCATCGGCCTCGATTCGCTTGTGGAAGTCGTCGAACAGTGCGCCCATCGCTGGGTAGTCACCATCTGCACCGATACCTACAGGTTCACCACGACGGGCCACCTTTTGGATCTCCTCGTTCTTGATCGACGTCACATACTCCTTGATCTTATTACCCATGTTGGCAATCTTGTTGATTGCTCCTGGGATTGCCACGTTGTTATATGTGTTGGTATAGATCAGTGACTGACCAGGGGTTGAGATGATGGAGTCGTGAACAAATAGAACTGGCCTAGGTGTCTTGCGATCCTTATTAGCCTCGATTGTTGTCCACTTCACAAGATCACCGTCCATGGCCTGAATAGTCAGAACCGCGAACTGGCGACCCTGTGCAGTACCTAGTGGGTTGTGGAATGCGTCATACTTCATGGTCTTTCGATTGAGGAAGTATTGTGTGCCCTTTGATCCGGACGGCACCAGCTGCTTGGCTACTGTAGGTACTTCAACCTCTTCACCGGTAGTCGGGTTGACCAGTGTGTCAGTCTGCCATTGTGGCTTCTTGAGCATTACTTCAGTCCCATCTGGTAGAGTCTGCTTAGTGATTACTTGGCTGGTGCCTCCGCCAGCAGCCTTATTGACTGGTGCAGCACCTACCGGGGAAATGACCAGATGGTCACCGGTGATACCTTCCAGTACAATCGGCTTATTGAGTACTGCAGAGTACCGACCGATATTCTTCATCATGTTGACTGAAGAGCTATCAATCAGTTGGCGTAGAGACATTTCGACTGCTGACGATAATACATGTGCCGCTGATGTAGTGTCAGGGTAGACACTCTCAGTTAGATACTGTGCTGCCAGATCTCGGTACATCTTGTCAGTCTCCATCAGTTCCAGCATAACATCACTGAACATCGACGCATCCTTACCATACGAGTTCTGCATCAGCGGCTTCTTGAAGAAATCCTTTGCAACACCTGCTAGACCATCTGGATGCTCCGCCTTGGCAGCAGCCCAGAATGCGCGCCATGCCTCAGCCTCTTCAGGCTTGTCATGGAGAATGGCTTGTAGATGATGAACCATCGTATCCATACCGAACACACGCATGTCACTCTGATTCGGATTGGCAGTTGACAGACGTAACAGCGAATCCGAAGATGAGCTACTATCCTTCAGTCCAAAGAATAGCGACTGCAGGAAGATACCGTTCTGATTACCGTCATCGAATGAATGATGGGTCAGAGCCATTGAATGCTTGTTGGTTTTAGGATTGTCGAACAGAGCCTTGGCTTTGAAGAAGTCATCCCATAGGTTAAGTGTACCCAGGGCTTCACCCTTCTCAGTGGCGGTCCACAGAGACATCATCTCTTCATCAACATCGCCGCCAAGATTCTCTAGGGCAGCATTATACTTCTCACCTAGACTGGCAAGCTTCTCACCGATGGCCGGATTGTACAGCCTAATCGCATCGGCCACAGGTAGCTTCGTCACATTGTGAACCGTGTTAGTGTCAATGGCAGTATAGTAGTACATCACAGCATTGTGCATGGTACCGATGGCACCTAGTTCATTCGGAGTCAGCTTATTCAGTTCCGCCTGCACCTTACTTCCGGGGCCATTCAGAACATAGTCAGCCTTACGCTGCATGATGGCGACGCCACGAGGATCAAACAGATGGTCTACCTTGACAGTATCCTGGTAGGCCAGACCTATGACGTCACGAACCACACCTTTGCTTCCCATGTAATCCGTATCGAAGTTATTCGGGTAGAATCGCTGGTTGCTGTTTGAGTGGATCCATTCGCTGTACCGTAGACCAGGAGACTTCTGGATTGACTTCATCGAGAATTCAATCTCAGACTTCTTCTGCTCCATGATCTTGAGTGCTTCCTCTTCCTGTAGCTTACCGAAGTTTGCCACATGAGCGGAATTGTTCTTGTCATATCCTGACGGTACCTTCACTCGGTGCTTGGTAGCTAGGTATGCACCATTGTCAACACCATTGCGTTTTGCAAGTGGGTGTGTGCTGTACATGAACTTACCCTCTGGTGTTGTCTGTACATACTGTGGATCGAATACTAATGCAAGTTCCTTGTTCTTACGATCAAGATCCTTGTTACGGAATACCAGAGCTACTGACCCAAGGATATTCTTGGTTAGATTGGCTGCCTTAGTATTGTATCCTCGGGCACCTACCGCATTCTTAGTCATCTGTGGGCCACCGGCAGAGAGAGCACTACCTGAATGCGTCGGGGTAGAACTTGATCGACGACGAGTCGTATCTCCTACCACCGCTTCAGCAGTACGTAGTAGATTCATTGACTGACGCTTCAATTCTGGTGCAGCCTCAAGGACTACACGACCATTGACATCATTGGTTGGAATGAAATCACCACGATTGATCTTGTCAATCACAATAGCCTTCGCCAGTACGTCAGTACTACCGGGGCTCAGCTTAATACCCATACGACGTAGACCGTTGTCTAGGAAGTGTCGAGTACTGTTGATCACATTTGGCATGTAATCCTGTGTGTCAGCCAGCTGATCAGCATCAGGAGACTTGGCATCCTTCTTGGCAACACCGATCTGTGACGTAGCCTGACCTAGAGCCAGACCTGCCATGGTGGAGATCACTTGCGCGGTCTCCGTATCGGCCATGTTATTGTCGAACAGGACTTTGGCGCCAGCAGGAACCACATTGCCTTCACCGTCAGACATACCTGCATAGGTACCGTTGGTGAACAGTGCTTCCTGCGCATTCATTGTGGCAGTACCAAGATCGGTACCAACCTGATCAATGTAGGTATCCAGTGACTTGTATTGCTCATTCAACCGAGCAGTTACCCTGGCATTCTGCGGTGACAGTGATTCGTCATTGGCCCATTGCTGGGTTTCCATAATCTGCCGGATACCCGTCTGAGCATTGCCGAAGGGATCCGTGGCAATTGCCTTGATAGGTTCTTGCACAGATGCGTATGCAGCACGTTCAGCAGCAAGCTGATCGTTGTAGTCCTGCATAGTGATAGTACGCATCTTCGGTTGACCAGTTGCCGGGTCAATGACTGGTTCACCAGTATTAGGATCGTACACGGGCTCTTGTTGAGCAGCCGGCGAGAACTCGCTACCGGAGATATCTGCAATGTCCTGCCCTGACTGAATTGGCATGCTGTTTTCCAGCATAGGAATACCACGTTCAATGTCAGCAGGTTGCATCGTCGGGATTTGACCGATCGACTGCATGACATCTGAGCGAGGATCCGGTGCTCGGGTAGCTGAATAGCCCAAGCTATTTGAGAACATATCACTCAGTTGTTTTGCTGAAGTGACTGATCCACCACCCAAAGGCGCAACTTTGGTGTTTAATGGAATTGCCATTGTTTACTTCTCCTTAACTAGGTTGGAAGCTTCTTGAGCTACAACCGGGAAACTACCGACTAGAGGTAGCGACTTGACCAACTTCTTTGTACCAGATTCTGTTTCACCGGTACCCAACTCATACATTGCCCTAACAGCACGGTCAGACCATGACAGAGGAGGGCTTGCATCGCGTAGACTCTGATAGGCATATGTGAATGGTGCCTGAGCCGGATCAGCCTTCTTGTTACCGTACAATGGTGCCACAGTATCAATCAGACTTTCTACTCTACCCACGATACCTGAGCCGTACATTGCACGTTGTACCTTCTTGACGTTACTCTTGAGGTATGGATTGTCGTCATCACCGTAAGCTAGAATGTCCTTTAGGATGTTTGCCATATAGGCGAACACTAGGGACATTGCCATAGTAGAGAATGCCTGGAAGCGCATACCTGTGGAACCGTCCTTGATGTAGTCCTTATACATCCTTGGTAGGATGGTTGATGTCATTGCTCCGACGAATCGGGTCATGGCAGTGAACACGCGTAGGCGGGGGTCATGGTAGTACTTCGGCAAATTGGCGGTCTGTGGGTTTGTGACCCGTTGATCGACCATATTACGCAGGCCCACCATCAGTTCATCCCGAAGCTGTTGCACCGGGTTATCAATAGGTAGCCGCTCGCGTGAGCCTGAAGCGATCGATTCTAACATTTCATCTAAGGTAGCCGGGTCAGTACTGTTCATGTGATCCATGATTGACAGTACCTTCTCGACGTCAATACCCCATGACTGCATTTCCTTTAGAGAGTAGAACTGCTCCTTCGTCATGTCAACACCTGTTTGGAATAGACGTGAACGATCCTCCTTCGGGATAGCTAGCAGTGATGTCAGCTTGCTGTTGAGAATATCACCTGCCATTGACAGCGTAGCAATACGAGTAGCATTGGTAATAGCATGCAGGCCGATCATTGAAGAGAACACTTGCATGGTCTTCTTCATATTGGCACTATTTGTTTCAAACTTAGCTTGCGTATTGTATCCGCTATCGTTGTACCCTAGACGTTCGAACAGAGAACGACCCATGTACTTCTTATGGAATTTCTTCACCTTCTTTGCAAAGGCATCCATCTGTTCTTGTGTCGTATTGGGGTCAGAATTCAGCCTGTCAAACTCTTCATCCAGCTTCTTGAGTTCCACATGTGCCCGGCCGTTAGGTGTGTTGCGGGCATAGGACAGACCTAGGGATGCGGTCGTGAATGACACACCCTTATTGATCTCAGAACGTAGCTCGTTGAACATTTCCTTGACAGCCACCCCCAGCTGCTCAGCCACCCTAGGGCCAGAGGTACCCATCGTTGACATAGCGATTTCTGGAATGGAACTTAGCGCGGCTTTCCCAAGCGACGCCAGCATAGTTGCTGTGACACCCCATCCAACCATCTTCTCGATGAATGGATAGTTCTCAAGTGTATTGTAGGTACCCGTGGCGATCTTATAGAAGTCCTTAGTATTCTGGACAGCATCGAGGTATTCAGCTTCGCTACCAAACTCACCTGATTGCTTGGCCAGATGTAGCAGCTTCGCCAGATTGGCACCACCATCACCTAGGTAGATCTTTTGGGCAGCATCAGTGGCAATCCTATGTTTGAAGTTCTCGAATGCGGCGAATATATTGGGCTCGAAGAGGTCATTCAAAGTATGATCCTTGAATACGCCGTGGGCTTCCATCCACGCCTTGGCCGGTCCCGCAACTGCCGGATTACCGGAGATGAGTCCCTGTACTGCATCACGGGCTTCGCGCATACCGCTACCGTTGGCTACCATAGTATTAATCAAACGACCTTCGTTCTGGGCAATCCGTTTTGGATCAATGGTAGCATCTACGAATACGGCATTGAGAGAACCGAACTTCGAGGTATCGTAACCCAGTTCCCTCAGCAGTTCCTCCGCCTGGGCGGTAATTCCATCTGCTTCATCCTTCCAGTGTTGGAGAGTATCAGCTTCAGGTGATCCGCCTATGCGACCACCGTTAGACCACGTAGTCTGCCATGCCTCCTTCAGAAGCTGACTGACCCGACTTACCGGTACCTTCAATTGAGTAGCCAATGTTTCAGCATCAGTAGTACTCCATTCACCGATGATCCGCTGACGGAAGCCGTCATATGAATCGCCCGGTAGGACACCGGTCTGCATAATCGACTTCAGGATCGGTAAGTAGAACTTGAGTTCACCATTCTGCTTGCGTAGGCTTCTGACAGTAGTATCTGCCAGTGATCGCAGGAGTCTTATCGGATCCTTGACAACTGACAGGAATCCATTCCAGTATCCAGGCTTCCCGGTCATGTCGGAGAGCTCGTCAATTGGTTGCGAAAGGTTAATGGCGTTTACCTTAGAAATGGCGTCGAGAACGGACGTAACACCGCGAGGATCACCTGGGGGTAGCCCAGCCTCAGCAAACGCTTTCTGCTGTGCCTGGAATGCCATTGCATCATTCATGTTACTTTCGTATATACGCTTGGCATCAGCTGCCGAACCCCATTGTGCCATATCGATGGCAACACCACCGGCATGCATACCACCACCCATGACAGCGCCACCGATGGCGGCATCTACTAAGGCGTTATAGAAGTTCTTCTCGTAGCGTAGATCAGGGTCGATCTCACCAGATGTCGCGAAGAGTTCAAGAAGTGTCTGTCCTGTCTCAGTGACCGACTCACCAGCGGCTGCAGTGCCGATCGAACGAATACCCGCCAGCATTGCCTCCTTGGATGCATAGTGCTTCTGCGCGAACTCGGCTCCGGCGCCGGCAAGCTCCATGATAGTCTTCTTCGATGCATCCATCAGCATCTCTTCGGCTTCCTTGGCGGTAGCTGCCTTAGCAGATGCCAGCATTGCGTCTACTGCTTCCTTACGGCCAATCTGACTGAAGATGTTACCACCTTTGAGGATACCCTCAAGACCCACTCGATCGAGCACAGCAGATCCGATACCGGCAGAGAGTGCCAGTGCCGCGTTCTTCTTATCATCTGGTTGATCAGCGTAGAATTGACCACTGTATACCACAGCTGATGGTAGGGCTGAGCCCATGAAAGCCACAGCGGCGGTCGGAGCAGCTACCCCAGATGCTAGAGCAGCACCAGCCATCATTCCCATCATCGGTAGTGTACCCGCAATTAGATTACCGGCGTATGTAGCTGCATCAGTGATCGTATCCCATGTGTCGCCACCTGTCCTGATATCACGGATTGAATTCAGTGTATCAGGTAATTGTCCCGACAGCATCTTCTGAGTAGTAACTCCTTCGCGACCCTTCTGAGCCAACCACTCCCATTGATTGGCGTCACCGGCCATCTGTAGATATCCATAGAAACCCTTCTTCAGATCCAGCATAGCACTATCAAAGGATGTACTAAACTGGTTCTTGGCCTGATTCATGATGGTACGGTCACCTTTACGGATGGCAACTGCACCGGCGAAGTCAGGGGTGGTGCCTGCGAAGAACAGTTTGTCCTTGGCTTCTTCGCGTTGCTTCTCTAGTTTGGCCCTAGTATCAGGACGTAGACCAGGATCCTTTAGAATGCCCTCTAGACGACTGATCTCTTCAATCTGTTCCTTGACAGCTTGGATACCCACCATGGTCTTGGCGGCAGCATATTGCGCTTCGTCAGCCATGACCATCTTAGGGATGTACAGCGGATTGCCGCCAGCTTCCTTCACACGACGCTCATGTTCCTCCCGCGCCAGACGAATCATCGGGTCAGCATCAGCCATGGTCGGCATAATGCGTGACATGGCGCGTATCATCCCGTTATCCTTGGCAGCCGTATCGCTGGTGTACGGGTTCATCTCGGTCAGTCCGAGAGCCGTAACCATATCACCCAGACTATTGCCGGCAGTATCTTGCTGGTCAGCCACTTGACGACCATACGGATCCTTCTTACCGACAGGTACTAGGTTGGTATAACCACCCAGTCTGGCTACTTCATTGACGTTCTGTTCAGTCCTATCCCCTGCTTGCTGGGCTGGAACAAAAACGCCCCCTTGGACCTTGGCAGTCTCGGGAGCGTTGAATCCTTTCAGACGATAACGCTGGCCACCGATATCGAGAGTATCGGCGTCAACATTTCGTACAGGGGAACCCACCGCTTCACCGTCAACAGTTTTGACTTGAGATTTGGTACTGGCAGCTTCTGTTTCCAGAAGACCGCGCATCATGTCTTCCCACATAGATAGGTTCCTTTATAGCTGTATGAAAACAGCGTTAACGGTTTACAGTGTTATCCTTCACCCACAACAGGAAAGGACTGTAACTGGGTACAGCACGGGCTTTCACCGCATAGTCTTTTTGAATCTTATCAGGTAGCGCTTTGAACTGGGATTCCCAGTGAGAGCTCACCTTCTCGGGAGTCAGTTCGACACCACCACGCCGACCTTCTTGGACCGCCTTTTGAATTGCATTACCATAGTTGAAAAGCGCTTCTTCGCCAGGGCGACCAGGCTTACCGTCAGCCTTCTCTACTTCATACATTGCTTTGTTGGTAGGACGCATTGCGATAACTGCGCTACCATAGACGATACGACGTAGTGCTTCCGGTGTTAGCTCGTTGAGCTTCCGACCACGATAGTTTTCCTGCATGTCGGCAATGGCATTGTCAACCACCTTACTAAAGTCTTCGGGCTTCATGTCGTAGCCCATATCACGACGTAGTGACATGAACTCTTCAGTTAGGCCTTCAGCATGAGTCTTGGCGACAGCATCGGTGTAGGATTTGTCAATCGGCTTCCCGTCGCGGCTGTTCATTGCTGACAGACGACTGGTTAGCCGCTTGCTGATCGAATCCCGTTGATCCTTCTCTTGCTTGTTGAATTCAGAAGCTGATGCCACAGGAATACCTGCTTTGGCGGCATCGACGAATCCACCAGACTTAGGGTCACGTACCATCATATTGTTCTTATCGTCCCAGAAATACTGTAGCTCCTCGCCGGTCTTTGAGTTGTAACCACTGACAGGAGCCCGTGGCTTACCGTCTTTTGAAGTATCAACCTGATTGGTAGATAGTACATGGAGAGCCTGAGCCAACTTAGCCTCACGAACGGCAGGCGTGACACCAGGAGCACGGGACTCCTCAAAGAGCTTAATGGCAGCCGCCTTCGCTTCTGGTGAAGCCTTATCCATCTTCTGGTAGTACGTATTCTCCAGGGTCTGGTTACGCTCGCGAACATCCTTAGCTGCCTCAACCTGTCCTTTACGGATGATTTCATCCTGCTTTGCGGCAGCCATAGCTTGTGCCTGACGACGTTCATCAGATGACTTCAGGGTAGCCAGACCCGCAAAACGAAGTGAACCACCAGTAGAACCACCAGTAAGCATACCACCAGCAGCAAGTAGACTGAATCGAATGAGGTCTTCTTCATTGAACACCCCAGTAGGCCCGAAGATCTTGGCGAGACCTTGAGCCAGCCAATTCTTAGGTTCCACACCGGGCGGCGGTGGGCTTGCCTGAAGCTTGCTGAGTTCTGACTTAACCGTAGGATCCTCCAGAGTACTATCCATTTGGCCGGCACGAGCCAGTCGGGCAGTCTCAGCAGCTGACTGATCATCCTTCTGTGGCTGAGGCATCTTTGTCGGACTCTTCGGGATCATGGAGAAGCCATCAGGTGCCTTAGGTGATGGTGCCGGTACTACAGGTGCTGCTTCAGCGGCAATACGATTCTCTTCGAACCTAGCCGGTGCCGTACTCACAGATTGACCAGGGATGGCTGATGATCCGGCAGGCTTTGCTGTACCTGAGTAGTTACGGCCCAGAGCAGGCATGGTGGACTGATCATTGAACTTACGCTCAAGTTCAGCCAGACGCAGCCTTGCCTTACCACGCTCATTGGCAGGGGTGGACGGGTTCTCAATATACCTCTTGAGAGTCTTGATCTCCTCATCCACCATCGGATTACCGTTTACTGTGACAGGCTGAGACCAGCGATTGGCGAACTCTGCCTGAGCACGAATATCAGTAGGTGGTGGTGGAACAGGATGGGCAGCTAGCCGTCGAGTCTCAGCAGCGGACTCGTTTTCTTCAGGGACACCCTTATTGTAACTCATGATCGCCCGCATCTTCTCAAGATACTTCGGATCAGTGGCATACTTGCGACCATCAGGACCGGTGAGTCCACCGACGAACTTGTTCAGGTCCGAACCAGAGCCGACAGCGCCAGGGAAGTTCTTCTCGATCAGCGAAGAATAGTCATCGAAGAATTCCTTCGGGCTGGCGTATGAGCGATAATTGTCATTCGACTTCTCGATTTTATCGTTAGCCTGTTTGGAACCTTCTCGATTGGAGAAATCCTTGATATTACCGAGATTGTTATTGCCGACGACAGACTTACCCCAACCAGTTTCATGTCCGAGTTGTGCCAGGATGATGGACTTATCAACACCCAATCGGTTACCAGCTTCTTCGGCATATGGCCCGAAGTAGCTCATGAATGAGTCGCGATTACCTGCTTCGTACGGTACCTCTACTTTGCCATCTGCATAACCCTTGACACCACCCGGCTGACGATTACGCATACGACCCTCATTTACGAGAGCTTCGATGACTGGCTTATAGGCACTATCCTGAGCCACTGATGCAGGAATAACAGCTTCACCAGGGGTGAGCATTGCAGGGATAGTATCTGACGGACCAGCTTCAGGATTCTGCAGGGTAACAGGAGGAATAATTCCGTGATTGACAGGAGGGATTCCTAAAGTCTTAGTTGGTTGATTGGTTCCTTTATTATTACTTTTAATAGTAGTGTTAGGTTGACCAGTACCAGACTTCGGTATTTCTAGAGTACCATCAGAGAAACCATTCTTCTCTTGGGTAATACTCGCAGGGTTGATCTCTAGTCCCTCTGCTTTGGCTTTCGCCAACTCTTTCGCCATCTTGATCTTGTGAAGATCCTTCTTGCGCGCTTCATCAGCGAGGGTCTTGATAACCGTCATCTGATCCTTGACGCGTCCGGCATTGGCCTGGACCTGTGCTTTAACTGATAACGGACCCATTGATTCTCCTTGATTCTTTACTTACCACCGCCTCCACCACCGCCAGCGCCGGCATCACCGCCAGGACCAGATGCATCTCCTTCGGCACCGTTTCCGATGCCAGAGCCAGATGATGCGTCTCCACCGACGCCAGTACCGCCACCACCTTCACCAGCAGAATCCCCACCACCAAAACCACCGGATACTGCACCAGCATTCCATACATTAGGTTGAACTTGCTGTACAGTAGGTACCGCCTGCTGCTGCTGAGATGTGGCAAAGCCATGCGGACGATATGTTACGGGTGCTGCACTGCTTGATTGAGCACGATCGCCATAGTATCCGGTAGCTGCAGTTGATCCCCAAGGGCGATTGAGTACAGTACCGCCAGCGGCAGCAGGGAAGCCCTTACCACCGGCATTGGTTGTACCCCAGGCGTAACCCATGGCCTTACGTTCTTCAGCATCCAGACGTTCCTTACGGGACACAAGTGCCTGCTTAGCTTGACCAAGACCACCATCATTACCTGTAGCAGTCTTTACAGACTTTTCCATAGCTTCACGGCCACTGTTAACCATGCGATCCCAGATCGATTGCACAATGCCTTTGCTCTTGTCATCAGGTACCTTAGTAGTACCATCAGCCAGTCCAAACAGACCGCCAACAGCATTACCGGCATATCCGCCAAGCTTGGATCCTATCATTGTACCCAGTGGGCCGAATGTAGATCCGAGCGCCGAGCCTAGAGCAGCACCGGCAGCTTGATCATATTCTCCCTTCATAGCTCCACTCATAGCAGCACCTAGTGGACCCAATACCTGAAGACCAGCGGCAGCCGGCGCAGCGGCCGAAGCCATCTCACTTACATTGCCAGTCATTTCAGCAGCATTACCTACTCCACCCACAAGCGTATCGCCTGATGTTGCAGCCAGAGGGGCAGCATTCATATATTCACCGACACCTTTGGCTGCACCATCCACAGCTTTGTTAGCCAGAGCACCACCAACCTGCTGCACCATCTTGTCTTGCAGACTAGGTTCACCCATGACAGGGGCAGGTACTCCTTCAGGGCCTGACGCACCGAGAGGTGCAATCATGTTATTATTCTTTTGTTTACCTTGACCAGTCACCCAGCCCCAAGGTTGGTTATAGTCGATCATTACTTTCCACCTCCACTGGCTACTTGTTGTTGACGTGCAGGATTGCCGTAAATAGTCGATGCATATCGCTGCAGAGCTTGCCAAGGAGCATCAACTTGTTCTTGTTCAATACCGCGCTCTTGAGCACCTAGATTGGAGAATGCTTGTGCTGCACCAGAAGCCAGACCAGACATACCGGCTACGTTCTGACTCAGACCTTGTTCAGCTGCCATCTTGTTCTGGAAGTTCTGTTGTGCGGCCTGTTGGTCAATCGTGGCGAATTGTGCAGCTGTGGCGGCATTTTGGGCTCCTTGTTGTACAGCCTGACGTGCGCTACCGAGGGTACCGGCCTGACCGAAACCCTTGTTCATTTCAGCAGTACGCTGTCCAGCTTCTAGGATAGCTCGATCCTTGAGTGCCTTTGTATCGTAGCCACCGGTATTGGCAAGCTCTGTTAGGCGATCCTGCTGACCACTCATTGCACCCAGACCCCTATTTGTAGTATCAGCAATAGCATCAGATCCGGTACCGAAGGCGCGTGATAGGTTGGTGTTCTTCCCAGCCACCGTTCCCAGTTCTCCACTATTGAACATACCTTCGGCAGCATTCCCCACATTCTTAATGTAGGGTACTGCCCAATCAGGGATCGTCGCGGCGGTACTTGTACCTCCACCGCCTTTGGCCCGACGAGACTTAATCTTCAGATTGAACATTGAGGACTCCTATGTTATTTCTTTACGCATTACGTGATATACAGTTTCGAATCCTGGAATTGCCTTGGGTAGTACCTTAGACCACCCAGGACGGCCCCACTGTTCTACTGCCTTGCAGTTATTCTCTTTGGCGAACTTCTCCACCACATAATACTGGTCAGCCCAACCCTCGAAATCGTTACCGGATGTCGCAACAATATGCAGAGTTCTGTGGGTGCTGTAGTCGATAAACTTTGTGAGGGTTACTGAGACAACATTATAATTGTCGTCCGTAACTACCCACAGCTGAGCCTGAAAGTTCAGAAGACGACGTAGGTAATCTGTGAGGGTCGATTCACCGACACCGTGGTCGATTGCCTGCTTAAGAAGGTCTTTCACCAGATGCCAATTCTCTGCTATTTGGTCTGGGAGTGCTAGGGTTGTGTGCATTCAATTCCTCTATTTAACAATTATCTACATTAGGTACCAGTAAGTACTAAATAGGAGTATATCGTATAACAATAATACCCTGCGCACCAGTACCGGTAGCAGATGGGGCCGAACCTGTATTATACCAACCGGATCCACCACCGCCACCGCCATATAAAGCACCGGGACCACCGGCTCCAGCAGGAGACGCGGTGGCACCTGATCCACCACCACCGCCACCACCCGCGCCGTGTGTCGTCCACTCGATACCTGCGCCACCAGCGCCCCCGCTCACGCCAGTAGTAGCAGGTCTTGAGCCGCCACCACCACCGCCGCCGAATGCACCGGCACTACCTGCTGTTCCGCTCCCTCCACTTCCCCCGCCTGTACCGCTAGGACCATGACCACCAGCACCGGCCGGATCGGACGAAGTCGATGCCCCGCCGGCAGTAGATGATCCACCTCCTGCTCCACCACCTCCTGCTCCATTAAAGTTTACGGATGAACCTCCAACACCCCCTGCCTTTCCACCCCCGCCAGGACCTGCCGCACCACCACCGCCGGCACCCCCGCGCGAGTCGGAGCCGATGCCGCCGCCGGCACCACCAGAGTACTTTGTTGTACCGATACCAGACGCTGCGGCTCCACCAGCGCCGCCAGTACCAGAAGTGGCATTACCTGCGCCTCCGCCTTTTGCTCCGCACAGAGACGACGCGAAGTCGGTTCCACCGATCCATGTGTCCCCACCTGCCACAGTCTCAGCACCGCCTGAGCCTACTGACAGATTGGCTCCATTAGCCAGTGTTGTAGTAAGGACCTTCGAGTACGCACCTCCACCACCTCCGGGCTTGATGTGAGCAGTGTTCACAGCACTGGATCCCGCACCGCCGCCGCCACCAATACATTCGATAGTATCGGCGAATCCGGGCCATCCACTCGGGGCTACAAATGTGGAGCCAGACGTGATAAACATGATCGACTGCGCTGCGCCCAGAGAGAAGAATAGACCACAATGTCCTACCAATGAGCTCATGCGAATCCTTTAGCCAGTGTAGCGTTCCAAGCAGTACCGGCATTGAATGTTGTAATCGCCAGCACATCTAATGCTCCGCTACCGGTACTGACAGAACCGGCCGTGCCTCCCGCCCATTTAAATGAAGCGGGCCATGCAACAGTTCTGGGAGTAGAATCCTGAGTGAAACGGACCATGATAGATGCACCACTGGTAGGGATATTGGAGAACGTAATGCTGGTCACGTTGGCGTCGAGGGCCAGAGTGAAGTAGCTGCCGAGTGCGCAATTGATATTGACCACACCCGATGATATCGACAATGCTGTTACTACTGCGGAGTTGTATCCTGGTGGATCAGCCCATTTGGCACCGGTAGCTTGTGTACTGTCCGCTGTCAACACCTTGCCGTTATCACCGATAGCCAACATTGCAGATACATTATCCGCAGTACCGATCGGGATATCTCCCCTAGCACTGTAGGTAGGATCGTTGGAAATTGTCCTTGCATCTACGTAAGCTGTAGTGGCTAGTTTAGTGGAATTATCACCCGCTGTCTGAGTCGGTGCAGTCGGCGTTCCTGTCAGGGCCGGGGAAGCTAAAGGTGCCTTAAACGCCAGCGCAGTAGATACCGTAGCAGCAAATGCCGGGTCATCTCCTATAGAGTTGGCCAGCTTATCCAGAGTATCTAAGCTGACTGGGGCGCCACCTACAACCGCATCGATTGCTATATCAGCGATATCTTGCAGTGTTGCTTTTACAGTGGTGGCGGACTGAACAATCGGAGTCTCTTCGGTCCCGACTAGCGCACCTGCTGCCGGTAACGCCGAAATTTTTACTAATGCCATATTCTCTCCTAGACTATGAAGGATCCGCCTTCTGTTGTCAAATAATCACTCGCCTCAGTAATGAGGTAATAATAAGTCGGATCATCCGAGCTGGCAGTAAGCCCATTACCCTCCGCAACCCATCTGTTCATTTCGACCTTCAGCAGATTAGCCTTGCCGTTTGGGGCGATCTCCAATGTGACGTCCTCGGCAGCGCTGCTCAGTACGAATATAGTACCGGACGGATAGGTGATGTACGCTGTTATCGCCGACATATTGACCAGGGTAATTGTACTACCGTTCTCGGCTAGATCGTCCTCGATTCTTACAATAGCTTCCGTCGCTGATGCACTAGAGTAGAAGTGACCACCATATTCGTCAGAAATCTCTATAGTTCCATCAAGAAGTGTTTGCGCCTGGAACATACCAGATTGCGGGTATACCCACTCCATCAGGCCATTGAGAAATGAATTGGCTGTTGGTGCCCCAGTTGTATCTAGTTTATCTATTGTTACCGAGTCATCGGCAAGCTCATCCGATGTTACTGCGCCAAGAGCTATCTTGGTGGTTGTAACCGACCTATCAGCGAGCTCGTCAGTACCGATCATACCTAGACCTAGTAGATCGTCTAAGTCAATTGCGATACCGGTATCAACACTCCACTTGTAACCAGGAGGTAGGGCTTGTATACGCAGATCCACAGCCCTGCCGCCTAGGTTGCGGTAGTAAACACCCTTGGTTGTACCGAAGCCACCATCAGGTACCTCGAACCATGTATATTCTGACGGAACAATGGACTCTGAGGATGTCTCTGAGTTCTTTACTCCGTAGAAGTATCTATTGGTGGGTGAATTGGAAAAGTTGATACCTGTACGATCATCAGCATATTTGACATGAAGATACCGATAGGTGTAACCGATGATACTATCATCAACGGGATTCTTGATGATACCCGTACCCTGATCATGTACTGGCTGAGCCGGTAGACCATTCAAGTATGCAGCTACCTCCTGGTTCCATGCATCCAGTTCAGGGTTGTCGGTAAAAGGAGGAAGAATATGCATACTTTACCTCCGGTTGGCTGGTCGTAGGCTCAAGCCTAGGAATGATAGTTTCCAGTATGCATCACTCTGGATTCTGTAGTTGAGAAAACGACCTACTGTCCGTGGGTCTACCTTATAACCTTGAGATTCGCTCCGCGGAGAGATCGTGAACATATCCCTACCGCTGATATTGGAGAAGTCTGGTGCTTTATCGTACATGTTCTGTGAGGTGACGTACACTTGTACCGTGTCTGTTACATCAGATACTTCTAGTACTGGTGTCAACCCATCGATGTAGTTATTACCGAATGGATCCTCTGTGAATAGTCTTGACCTCTCGGCGTACGATGTATAGTCTGTATATGCGCTTCCTGACACGCTGTACATCTGGTACCCATCATCTAGTAGATGCACCCGATTGGCTCCAGTTGTAGCCAGTAATCTTTCATTACCTTGCTGCCAGGACACACCTGATAGGTTTGGTGAAGGGAAGATATTAGTTACACCGGGTAGTGTGCGGATTGTCCAATTGTCTTCCTTGTAATTATAGATCAGAGCTTTATCACACTTACCGTTGGTATTACCAGATGATACGTAGCAAACCCAGATCTCTTTAAACTTGTTGTTCTTAACTACGAAGGTCTTATCAGTGTAACTCTGGTTGAGATCACCGTAGAAGAAGTCTCGCATCCTTCCATAGACCATTGACGTGACTTTACCTGAGCCGTTGTGAGAGTAGATATCATTACGGTCCACTACGAAGTGCATCCCATCAACTTCACACACACAGTTCACTGACATAGCTCCGTAACCCAGTGAATAAGGTCTGACGTTAGGGATGCCATTTACCAGTGATAGAATATGTACGCTGTCCGATGAATAGATAAACATCTGCCCACGCAGTTCATATAGATCTACGATAGGTGTCTTGGTGTTGATCTCGAATTCATCTGCGGTATCTGTGGTCAATCCCGGTTCCCAAATGGAAGGGAAACCGCCAATAGGTGCCTGGACAGAGATACGTAGGGATGCTGGTGCATATTTTGACGTCACACCGTCATTGATTGTTAGATTGGCAGCCACGATTGAGTATCCGAATGGCCGCAACACCTTAGCTGTGACAGTCAAGCCTGGAGAGTAATTCCAACCGGGAAATGGGATGAGAGATAGATCGGCTAACGGATCCTGATACAGTGCATACAGTGGTGCATGATCACCATCATTGAATATGATTGCGTATCCACCACCGAAGTAATCTGTTTGCCAGACACTGCCTGTATAAGTTCCCGGCGCATTCAGCATAGCAGTCTCAACACCTGAGCTTGAAACTCTATTGATCACACCACCCTTACCTAGGATAGTATAACCAGCATCCGGCCGTTGCCAATGCATACCAACATCTGGTGTGTTAGTGGGTGTTCTGAATGTAGTTTCACCGAGAATAGTCTCAACGGCGCCATTCTTGAAGCGGACATTGAGAGCATCAGTGAAGATGTTCGGTTGAAGATTGACAGGAGCAGTGTCCTTGTTAAGACCACCTTGTCCAAGATTCTTTACAGGAACTACTGACATGTAGGGTTTCCTTTATTCGTTCTGTTTCTCCAGAATGGCCTCGTATGCTTTACGGGTCTGCTTCAGGGCTTCTTTGAGGATGTCGGCTGAGGCAGCTTCCCCTGCAAGAAATTCTGCATCCTCTCTAGATAGTTCTTCTCCAGTGCTAGGGACTCTTGTGCACTCAGAGGTGGTAATGGTGGTAGTCTCAATGACGACTGGGGTACCACTGTTACGACTGGGTCTGCTGCGCAGGCTACTAATGAGAGCAGCATGACGATCATTGATAGCTTTGATTTCATTCTCTTTCTCCATCAGACTATCCTGCATTTGCTTCTGCAGGTCGGCTTCCATCTGTCGCTGTTTGGCATAGAAGGCATCTAGCTGCTTACGCTGTTCTTCGCGATAAGCAGTAAGTTTTGCCTCACCAATTTGTTCAGCTACAGCATATCCGCTCTGATAACCTGAGTGATGGAGATACCATCCGCCTCCTGCTAGGGCGGTCAATACCGCGACAACTGCAACAATGCGAGTAATCAGCGGGGACATCATGATCCAAGGCATTTAGCGTATTCCTCTTTACGTCGCTTAGTTAATCCGGGAAGCGACATCCCCTTGAATTTATCCCATCTTAGGATCTCTTCACATGCTCTCTTATAGTCACCGGCATTAAGGTATTTGGCCAATGTTGAGCTACAGAAGGCTCCGGCTCCAATGTTGTAAGTGAGGGAAACATATGCATCGAATTCGTATTGGTACATAGGTACTGGGGCGCATTGTTTGACAGCCTTCTCAAACTTGTCAGCATCCTTCAAGAGTCTGACCAGTGCTCTTTCTACGGTGATAGTATCACCCATTCTTACACCGTCGGTAGTACCAAAACCGATGGTGGGTACGTCCCCTTTCAAGGGTTTGTAGGCTTGATCCCGGTACCCTTCATGCAACGCAATCGTAACCAATGCAGCTGCTGATAGAGCCAGTGTTGCTATCTTACTTCTCATGACGATCCTTCTTCTTGCCGAAGAGGTCGCTCCAAATGTGGTACAATTTGTGTGCGATCATCAGCACAGTGTAAATCAGTGTAGCCCATAGTATGATATCCGATACACTATATCCTGCGATAGCAGCTAAAGATACACTTACTGATGGACCAGTTTTCGCTGCAATTGCCGGCAACGAGTCGGAAGCCCCACCCAACGAGATTGTATTATTTGACATAGATTCTTTCACTTTAGATCCGACATGGGGCAGTCGGTCGGTTATATTATTATGGTGATGAGATAAATTCTCCATTCGAGATTTGAGCCAAGACTCGTAGATCATTTGACATTCCTACTTTATCTAGAACGGTGCCCGGTGTTAGTGTTGCCACTTGGTGCGGTGTTGCAAAGCGCTCTCGCTGTAGCAAATAATAGAGCACATCATCTAGTGTATAGAATATGAGCACATCTGTTACGTTGAGTAGCACCATCTCATCCCGCTTGTCGTCGTGGCATAATTTTGGTGCACCGGCTCCTGCTGGTAATGTTACTGTGATGAAGTCTTCTATGACCGAATCATAATAATAGATCTTACTTGTACCATCCACCAGCTTATATCCTAGGTTTGGACGCATGTTTGAATCGAAGGCAAATGATAACTGTGCTATCGACATTACACCTGTCAATATCGTATACACGACTGATGTATTTAGGTTTGTCAAATAGATGGTACCAGTCGAAGGTGTGTATGATGACTGCCAATCATGTATATTGATACCCTGCGACGGATCAGAAATTGCCACACCACCCTTCTCCCGCTCGACAGTATTGATGCTACTGCTGAAGTTGTCGGGTGATAGAAGATCTACCCCCGAGTCAGCTACAGGGGAAAAGAGATCTGATTTAATCATTATACACGACCCCAACTCATTGAGAAGCTAAGAGACATAACTTTGGTATCATCTTTTGGTATGACTGGTGAGAATTGGTGCTGCCAGGAACCAACGCTATCGTCCACCGCTATTGATTTTATACCGCCAGGGACATTGAGCTCACCAAGGGCAATAGACACGGAACTGGTCCGGGTATATGAGTTGTTGACGTAAGCTCCTACCGACGGTGATCCCCCTTTGGTTGCCTGTGTGCCACTAGGAAACCCTGTCACCGCTCCCAATGTACCACTATAGGCAGATATGATATTACTTCCTTGACCCCCTGCCGGAATCCACGCCCCAGACCTATTTGGGTTCCACGCGCCTGCGCTACCGACCCACGAAGCCCTTCGCGTTACGCCATAATTGACACCTTGGATAGTACAGCTATAATTATGATCTGTTAAATCAGGCACCATAGTAAGCCTATAGAAAACATCAAGGAATTCTGAGGAGGTTACAGTAATCGACGTGGGGCTACCACCACCATCTACAATTAGTGCGCGTGACCATAGCGTGCTATTGGACCAACTGATCCCAACTTCAGTATAGTTACCGTTTAATTGACCGGCATTAAATCGGTATACTAATGTGGCTGTCGTCCTGTATAGGGGAGAACCGCTGTTACTGTTTCCTCCACCTGGAGCCGTCGAATTGGTAGAAGCTGCCTGGACTGCCAGTGCCACATCACCGACTGCGGGTGCTGTAGTACCGGTCCCGATGTGGCACCATCCAGACCAACCACCGGAGCCCAGACGATTCAATCCTGCATTGGTAATTAGGTTTGGAATCCAGCCGGTATCTCTAGTAACACCACCATCGACAACACGCCGAACAACCAATCGGTACTCTCCGGATAGACCAATATTAGGTCTCTTCTGAATTTTTAGTAATGAGTTTTTAAGCAAGGGTACCTCCCGTAATTAGTCCGTTTACAAACATACTTTCCTCTGGCCAGTTGGAGTACTGAATAAGCAAGCTAGTCAAGCTACCACCAGTAATTAGGCTGTCTACTATCTCCATTTCCTCTACTGGCCAATTAGAATATGTGACAAGAGCTACTACAAGATTGCCGCCAGTAATTAGGCTGTCAAATGTTTCTATCTCCTCTGCTGGCCAGTTCGTATAAAACTGCAGAATAGGTACCAGAGTACCGCCAGTGATAACGTCAACAGCTGTTATCAAATCCTCTGTCGGCGTCAGCATACCCCCACCAGTAACCATACCAGCTACTGTTATCTCATCAGAGACCAAAGGTGGGTATGTCAGACTGGCAATAAATACAGGTGGAATCTCAAGGATTACCGGCTTAGGATTCTCGTATGCACCACCTGTAGAGACTCTGTCATACGGATGTAGGCCTTCCCGCTCATATACCCCACCATAAGGAATATAATTGATATCACTGATATCCTTAATACCGTCCCTCGGCGGTCGGTACGGGTTGCTTTCATTTTTATCTCGTATCCCATCACTATCGGGAGTCCTGTAGGCACCACTCCTTGGGGGAGCAGTAGCTCCTCTTTTCGGATCTGCCATAGCTAACTCCTCAGATTAAACCACCTGTGCTAACATTGATCTGTACATTGCCACCCCTAGCTCGCCGATACTTCTCCTCACGATTGAGGTCAGAGATGATCTTGTTCACATGCTTCTCATATCTGGCTTCCATCTCAGGATCGTTTAGGTACGATCCGATGTGCCTGAGGGCTGCATAGATGCATACACGTTCGTTGGCATCACGTAACCAGTTCCAGGCTTCCTTACCTGTGAACATGACAGGGCTTACGACACCACCATTCGTGACAGCATAGGTATTAGCTTCGGTTGATGTAGCGAAGATCGCGTCAGTAGTTCCACCAGTTACCTTGTACATTACAGTACCATCAGATACCACTAGATCAAGAAGTGGCTGTGCATTATCCACATAGGCAGAATCCCAGTTTACCGGGATCACACTGTATAGCGCATCCAGCTGACCCAGGCGGCGGTAGTAGTGCAGTTCAATTACATCACCAACCTTCAGTTGTGGACGGACTAGGAAGGTGAAATCCTTCCAGACATACCGATTGACGTTATATTGGTCAGCGTATGGGTCAAGGAAAGTCCTGACATCGTTCACCTGATTGTACATGTTACTGTCGCGCTCTGCACCGGCAACCTTACGTAGGTAGATGAATTCGGTTAGGTCTTCAGGTACGTCGAAACGAGAGTAGTACGTGTTGGCTACTGCGTTATCATCCGTTACCGTGAACTGTACTGTATATTCCAGTTGAGGAATGCGAAGGTCACGGTAGATATCATCCATACCGTACTGCAGACAGTCCTCAATGATGCTCTCAGGGACAGTCGCAATCTCTCGGCGATTCGACCAATCGCGAACCTTTAGTTTGAGTGCATCGAATTTCGGCGTGGCCATAGATTACACCTTTGTAATGTTCGATGTCAGGAGAGCAGGGTATTCAGAAATGACGATCTGCTTGAATTTCCTGACCAACTCAGGTTGATGCATGAAGTCTGGTGCATGTACGTCAATCCCATACTTTGTCAGGATATCGATTGCAACGATATCCGGGATGATGGCGAATGATCGGTATTGCCGAGTTGATTTCGCACCTTCATCCAGTAGTCGCTGCTCCTTGGCGTACTCTTTATAGTGCTCCACGTTCTGTTCCAGACGAAAGTTTGTATCGTCAGTACGTACATTGAAGCTATGGATGTTGTAATCTTGCGACAGAAACATTATGTAATCCGGTTAGAGAGGAATGTACGGAAAACTGGCCCATCGGACAGGTCTCCGACATCATAGCGAACAGCCTGTGTTGCGGTGATACCTGTCACAGCTACAGTAACAGGAGCAGCACCGTTGGCCGCGTCGAGGTATTCAACCCCGGTGATCCGGTTGTTGGCATCAACACTGACGTTGGTCACGTAGTTTGTGGGGACCAGTACGTAGGTGCCATCCGCCTGAGTAATCTTAAGAAACATGGTCGTCCTTTCGAATAAAAAAGGAAGAGGATTTCTCCTCCTCCTTTATGTTAGGCTAGATTAGGCGCCGTTTAGACCCAGGATCAGACCAGCACCCTTCGGGTTCTTACACTCAAGAGTGCCTTCTTCCACGATTTGGCCGATGATCGAGTCACCCAGCTGACCAAGGTCAACCTCTTGCATTGGACGCAGAGTCGCCCATGCGAACCACATCGGATCGTATAGGAATGCGAAGAAGTTAGCAGTCGTATCTAGACCTGAGACTGACGTGTAGGCCAGACCCATGATGTAGTTAGGAACAACCATGACGTCGCCGAAGTCGGACATGTAGATTTCTACTGACTGACGTAGCTTGCCATCTTGATCGATGTTCCGACGAACGTTACCGTCACCGGCATTCGAGGTTGAGGAACCGGCAGCTTGAGCACGCGCTGAGAACGCACGTTTGTTGGCGGGTGAAGTCATAAGCTTCGTTGCCTTACCACCCTGCTCGTAGATCGTCTGCATTAGGCTGTCAACGTGTGACAGTTGCAGAGGATTCTTGTCAGCAGAAGTGACAGTCGTGTAGGTACCGGCAACACCACCACCTGCGTTAGTAGGAGCGGTATACTCGTTGGCAGTCGTCAGGGCGTTGACTACGTTGTAGTTCATCCAGGCTTGATAGCCGGCGAAGGTACGGGGGCTCGAACCTGAGCTTGATTGGTTAGTTGAAACCAGGCCAAATTCCTGGTCACGCTTCATTTCTACGCCACGCTTCTTAAGTTGATCAAAAATTATTCACAAGGAGTCGTTACTTCCTTGCAGGTAAATCCCTTTGCTCTCCTAGTGTTTCCGCCAGTTTTCGCTGAGTAGAGAAGGCTTGAGTAGTTGATACGATTGTCTATACAAAACTTCTTCAGGTTAGTGACTTGCACTACTTGACCGTCTGGATATGTTACAACGTATCTACCCGCCGATTTCCGGGCGGCATACTCTCGTCTGTCTGTCCTCTTCCAATACTCAATCTTTTGCTTTGAGATATTGCGAGCTACTTCTGGTCTACACATAGGATTATTTGTACCCAGCAGATCGGGACGTGGTTTCCCGGTCATACTTTCACTTAGGGCTCTTCGGGCGTAACCATACACTCTACTATTAGAGTTGGCTCGACCAGATTGTTTCGGAGCTTCGCACATTCTTTTGAATGCCAACGCAGTAGATCTGCAACGATGAATCTTCCACAATAGCCAGTGAGCTACGAAATGCTCTCGTGGTGTCAGGTATGTAAGATTGTCGATTAGATCGGTTCCGCCCAATGCTTTAGGTACTATATGATGACGTTCTTTGAATACATCATCAAGCTTTTTAGGTGTGCCATACTTCAAGATCAACAAGTCATAATGCTTGCGATAATTCATTTATTTATGTCCCTAATAGGATTACTCATCTATACATTACTGTATAGTTTAGACTATATCATCACCACTTGCGTGGGTCTTGCGCTTCCGGATCACTTGATCCGTACTCCCTTACGCTTAGCTTTGCTAGCGCTCTGCGGGATAGTCGTTGAACGTTCCTCTTACGAGGCTTCGCTGCTGATTGTCCTCAACTAAATGGTGGGATGTTCCAGCAATTCACAAGATTTTTTATGCGCCTCAACTATTAAATTAACGCATATTCATCGGCAACACCGGCTTGGTCAACTGCGCGCTTGGTACCAGTTACGGTAACAGTCTTGCTGTTGATCTGGCAGTAGTTACCCAGACGAGTACGGTACGGTTCAGCAGCTTGTGCAGCCGTCTGAGTGGCGTACGAAACACCGTCAGCAACTTGACCGGCAACAGGAGTTGACAGTTCGTCAGTTTGCCATTCATGGAAGATCGCCGTAGCTTTGGTACGACCGATCGAGCTCAGGAAAGGCACTTCATCACGAGAAATCATCGAGATGAAGTTCGCCAGATCTTCGCGTTCGCCGGCGTTACCAGCATTACCGGTAGCACCGGCAGAACGAGCGGCAGCCTTAGGGCCACCAGCGGTAAATGTATTTCCAGCCATTTGTTGGCTCCTTCATTGTGAGGTAAAAATCAGTTATAGTTTACGGCTCACTGTTGAAATACGTTTCAGGAAATCCATCTGCTCACGTTCGCCGGCTTGACCTGATAGAACTCGCTCACGCGATACTTTCTCAGCAGCCTGTTGCTTTTGAACAGCTGGTGTGCCCTTACGAGTAGGAACACTCTTTGCTACAGGTGCAGCTTTACGCTTCACAGCGCCGGTATCCTTGGCAGTCTTCAGACGACGATAATCATCGATGAATTTCACTACCTTGGCCGAATAGACACCATCGAGCAGTGCTTCGGGGATACCTTCATCAAGTGCAAACTTGCGAATACTTTTGGCAAGCTGATCATTGAATTCCGGGAGGACAGTCTTGATATCTTCCTGGAATTGTGCGATCAATGTTTGTTGCTCTTCTGCTTGTTTGGCTTGAAGTTGTGCTACAACCTGTTTGGTGCCTTCTTCACGCTTGTTACGCATAGCCCAGTACTTCTCTTGGATTTCTTCTTGTTTGTCCTTGAGCTCACGGGCAGTGTACGTGTCTCCTTCCTCACGCGCCTTCTTAATTTGGGCGGTTAGTCCAGCGTACTCTGTTTCAAGCGCCTTTTCATTGGCACTAATTTCCTGATGGAGAACTGTACCCAGTTGCACAAGCTCTTGCAGCCTGGTGGTACGCTCTCCCTCAACTTGTTTCTTCAGTTCACCTAGTTCTCGTCCCTTTTGAGACAGATGTTGGTCAGTGGCGAAACCCTTTCGGACCTCAGCCAGAGTCTTGTACTCAACCTTGCCATTGACTGGCACGGGAATCTTGTACTCCCAGTCAATATCATCTTCCTTGGGTAGATCAGCTTGGGTAGACGTATCATCCGCACCTTCTTCCTCATCAGTCGATTCTTCTTCTGCGCCTTCTTCTGCGTCAGTATCGTCCGTAGCTGCAGCATCGGGATCTTCATCTGCATCTTCGTCCGGAGTTGGGACGTCCTCACCGTCATCTGGTAGAGATTCTTCTTCGCTCTTCAGGCCGAGGATTTCGGCAGCAGGAGAGTTCTTCAGAATGTCATCAAAGTTCGGAACAGCCAACTCGCTTCCATATGATCCGTCATCTCCAGCTTCGAACTGCGCACGACTTACTTCGCTTGCAGGAGTGGAGGTAGAGAGATGTTCAAGAATATTTGCCATGTTTAGTTATCAACCTTCGTCGGATTGTTTGGTAGATTTCGCGGCACGTACTTGTGCCATGCGAATCTGCTCAGGGGTCATTACAGGAGCTACCGGCAGTAGCGCCTTGACAACCCTGATGGCTTCCGCCACGCTTACCAAGACCGGTGCATAATTTTGTGCCCGGCCCACACCGCCTGCCTGTCCGCAGGTAGCGATTTCGCCAATCAATTGAACTTGGGCACGCTCTAGTACATCTAGTGCCTCGTTGTATTTACTCATCAGATTCCTCTGCTTCTTGAGGGGTTTGAATGAACTTCGCGTTCCGTCCGAGAGTTTCCCGCTTGATTAGATTCTCCTTGACGCTTCCCAGAGCCAGTGCTGTATGGTATAGAAACTCACGTTCCTTGGTACAGTGCGGCTCTGACTTGACCCATTGTGTAAACAGATCAGTCAGGATGTCAGTGAATGCTTCATTGAAGAACTCTTCTCGTTCTTTGGTGGCGAATTGACCACGCATAAGGGCTAGCTGAGCGTCACGGAATGGTTCCTTGACGACTTCTCCCTTGGCGTAGTCCATACGGGGCTTGATTCTGTCTTTAAAGCCCCTGGTAAACTTATCCGTCATTGGTATATTGTCCTTTGTTCGGTCCTATTAGGAGTCCCGAAAGATTCCTAATAGGAGCCGACTAATTAGTGCATAACTGACTTATCAGTGCATAGCACCGTCCTGCGACATAATTGCTGCAGCCGGATCACCTTCCTTCGGCATTTCTACCTTAGGTGAGTTGACTGGAGCACTGGCATCCATATTGATGAACTGCCATGCCTTCGCAATCATTTCCTCAATGTTTGGCTTCAGAGAGATAACGTCAATTGTGGTACCTGCTTCCTTCGCTGCCTTGACAGCTAGGTCGGCCCACCTCTGGTGGTGGGTATCCATAGCAACAATCATCTGACGCATATTGTCCTGGATCGCGTTCTTACTTTGGATATTTGTTAACGCGATAGTAGCTTCACGTTGCATAATATCCAGTTTCTTAACTTGTTCCTCCAGCTGCTTCAGCTTCTCGGCGGCCTGGGTCTCAGCATCTCTGGCCTTGGCTGCCTGCTGCTTGAACTCATCAGTGGTATAGTCCACAATGAAATCGAGCGGATTGAGGTCCATAGCTTCGATGGCTTTGGCCGCGATATTGGCAGCTGCTTCAGGATTGACTACACCACCGGCACCAGCTTCTTTCAGTGCAGGAATGATCTGACCGCCAATATTTGCCATCTTCTTGACCATCGTGCTGTTGCCGTTCTCGCCGACGTCAGCATTGACCCAGATCTCCATGTCATCAGGGAGGGTGGCTGGATCAACCTCGAACCCATCACCCTTAGCATCCGTGAACTTGATCTTCTTCCCTGCCATCTTCTCACGTAGCATCTTATAGACGCCTGTAGCCAGTTGTTGGAAACCGGTCTCGGTAAACCTACGTGCCATATACTGGATACGGACCTGGGCAGCTGACATTGCACGCTGCATCTTCTCCTCAGAGTTACCTGAGACATATAGCGTGTCATTGAGACCCTGTGCAGCCTTCGAAAGACCGGTGGCCTGTTCTTTGTGTAGCTGCATGGTCTCCAGTAGAGGGACTGTACCCTGAGAAATGGTATCAGGTGTCAGCGCAGCTACGGCATTGTTAGGGTTCCCGTTCGTTGCAATCAACTGCTTTGGCTTCATGTTCTGAAGTGCAGAGAAGTCAACTGTATTGGGATCTGCCAGCTTGGGGCTGTAGTTGGTCAGATAGACATTCTCTACGAATCCACGTAGGATGGCCGTAGTTGCCAATGTCGTAGGACGGATCATGTCCGCAGCCGACAGGCCATGAAATTCATGAGGTACTTCGAACGGACAAAGTACAGCAAGAGGAATACAGTCAGCATCTTCTTCCACGAGAATGTGCTTACCAGCTGTAATGAATCGCTTCAGTTCGGCGATACCGTCACCGTCTCGGTCACAGCGGAGCCAGGATTCAGTTACGTTAACCGTGCGTGATGCCTCGTCGAGATCTACCTCGCGTGAACGTCCTACTAGGTAGTATTCTTCACCGACAAGCTTCTTCCGCACTGCGCGCTCTTCGTTATACTTCTGCAGGAAGTTGGTCGCACCGTCACCTACCTCGGCCCAGTCAATATCCTTGGCCTTCTCAGGGTAGTACTTCCGAATCTCCGACCGGGTCATTTCTGACTGTACAGCTACGAATGGAGCATCCTCAATGGAATGCGCGTCACGCGAGATACGGAATAGCTCAGGATGGACGTTGTCAATCTTGATCCGGCTCTTGTCTATCTTCCGACGAATCCGCACATCATTGTAGATGTTGATGATCTGTTGTGTGCCGTCAGGAAGGGTATTCATCTGGGGCTCATAGTGGAGACTGCCGACAACTTCAGCATTGTCATCAGCCAGCATAATGTCCAGATTCTCTTGGGTGATCTCGTCGAATTCATCGAACCTGTATTCGAAGTCTTCTACGAATGACCAGCGGATGATCGAGTTCTTCCACATTAGGGCAGACTTCATCCATGTACCAATTTTGACCCATCCTTTGTTCTGCTTGAATACGACGTAATCAAGGAGATCACCGGCAAGCTTTGCAGCTGCCAGACTGGTTGGTGTCTTCTTGCCGGGTACAAACTTGGCAAGCTTGCTGTTATTCATCAGGAGTTCAGAGAGGATGGCCAGGTAACCTTCCACAACCTCAACTGTATCAGAAGAAACAATCTGTGATACGCCTTGGGGTGTCAGATGACCCTCAGCCATCATACCATATTCGTATGTGGACTTCTGTCGTTCTCGGGCAATGTCGGCACTGTTGAGCCAGTCACCGACGCTATTCATGATACCCGACTGAATCAGGGAGATTACCTGTTCGTCTGATACCGGTTCTTGGTATTCATGCATATAGTTACATCCTGTAAGTAGAGCGATCTGGCTCGTACACAATCACACAATCAGTCAGGCTAACTGTATAGCTTATTGACCCCGGATAGGTAGGATTCGGTTTTGTGGAGCAGTCGGCTTACCCTTCTGTTCCTTGGGTACTTCCCCTCGGATCTTATTCATAGTGTGCGGCTTGAGGAACTTCTTGATATCCTGCACATGCTGTTTGTTGCTGTCGTATAGTGACATATTACTTCCTTGCTTTGCGAACTCCGTGAGTTTCTATAACCAAACGGTCTCTTGTTGAGGAACCATTGCGCCATGCTGCTGTCCGAATGGGACTCTGTTTGTGGTCAGCCTATCGCCGTGGGTACGTAATACCTCTAGGGCAATCGCTGTAGCAATCACAGTGTCATCGTTCCCACCTGTAACTGCCTCGGTTTTACCGTCATCCGTGGCCACATAGGTCATCATTTCATTGATGATGATTGGGGACGGGATCCACAGTTCATCATTCTCAATGGCCGACTTCAGGAACCCGATGATAGCGGGTTTGCTGGCTGAGCTTGTACGCCAGCCCATCCTCGTAGATTCTTCCTTCGAGATATTGGCTATCTTCGTTTGATAGTACAGGTTGACATACTTCATCTGTACCAGTCGGTTTAGGGTCGCAATACCCATAGAGTTTGATTCTACGGCAAGTAGGGAGTTGTTGAAATATCGGCCTAGATAGAACAGGAGATCTCCGAACTTGGAAGGGTCAATGTAGTTGTTCCGGTATAGGGCACATATCTCCTTCTTGGAGTTCATGACAATGGCTGAACTGTAGTCTCTACCTACACCTAGACTCGTATCGGCACCGATCACAAAGGCATCCTCGAAGTGAGGCCACTTGAAGATATGCAGACCACCCCTAGGCGCATCCTGAAATTCCCTTGCTTCCGCATTGAATTCCCTGGAGGCCAGGATTGGTTGTGGGATCAGTGATTGTAGTTTCTCTACGTTGAATACGTTGGAGCCTGATACTACGAAAGCTTCCTCTGGTGTGGCAGGATATTCCTGTCTGAACTTGGATTCACCAGATTCGGCAATCTTCAGTCTACGCCAATATAGTTGGTCTTCGTCCAGCCCATACTTCTCCCTGAGTCCCACTTCGATTTCATTGGGGGAGAATCCTTCAGGCGCCTGCCTACGATATTCCGGCATTAGGAACCAGGGTACGAAGATTGGGATATATTCGTTGACCCCATTTACAGCATCAACCCACAGCTTATGGAATGGATTGCCGACACCGTTGGCAGTTGATTCGATGATTACTTCTGTGCCATCTGCCTGGGAGATACCTTGGAAGAGTCCCGCAAGGATCTTCTCGGCATGGACCCAGAAAGCTACTTCTGATAGGTGCGCAATAGTCGGAGTAGTACCCCGACCAGCTTCAGGAGATCCGGCAGTATAGAGCCTGTAGCCCGAGTCGTTGTGCTCGAACATGATCTCTTTGGCATTTGACCTCTTGAACTCTGGTCGGAAGTCATCTGACATGTACTGTATTGTGGCCCGTGACATGTTGAAGAGGGCGTCACTGGTGGCTGCGTCGTGAGCCATGACGACTGACTTGTTGTATGAGTTGAAGTAGCTTTTCCAGAAGACTCTTCCTGTTGTATAGGTTGAGATACCCATCTGTCGGGCTTTGAGGATGATTGCCCTGACTCTTCCAGTTGTCTTGAGTTGGTGGTCGAGCTTATCATTGATAATCCTCTGGGCTTCATTGAAGGTGAATGGAATAAATCCCTTGGAGGAATCCTTGGGGAGAATCTTGATTTGTTCTGTTGCGAAAGTGGCGAAGTCTGACTTATACGTAGCAAGCTTCTCTCGCTTTTTCAGTTCGCGGAGAAGGGCTAGTTTCTCCGCTGATGAGATCTTCGTAGTGTTAACTCGCGTAGCCATAGGGTAGTGAAATTCCTTGTTACTTGTAGGGGTATTCTGGTGGAAATTCTTGTCGGGATTTCTAATAGGAACCGGGTGGAGGATTCTTTTGGAGAAGTTCCCCCTGGGATTTCCTATGGGTCTCTCTCTCTGTCTGTGAGAAAAAGATGTTGTTGTTTGGGGTTTGGGCCTGTTTCTTTTGCTGTCCCCCTTCTTTTCTCTGGGTGCTGTCGCTCCCTCGCCGCTCCTCGGGCGTTTCTCTGGGGTTTGGAGTCTGTTATGCGTGCTACCTTCGACGATACCTTCGCCTACATCACGGCCTGTGGCTTCATCTACGGTGGTGTGGAGGATGGGTTCTACAAGAACCACTTCTTCTCGTCGCCTGGGGAGGACGCGGTAGGCACGTTCGAGGTGGTGATCTACCTCTCGGCGGCTGGCCACTACTGCGTGTCGATCGACGGTGGCTTCCGTGCCCCGATCGTCTGGGACGGTGAACGCCTGCCGGAGTTTGTGGCGTGGCTTGATGAGCACCATGCCGGCTGGCGTGGTTGATAGGGTTCTTGGTTGAGGGTTCGGCCCTCACCTAAGTGCCTTGTTGGTGCTTAAGCGACGCAGTTCGCGTCTACGTTGCCGGCGTTTCCGGTGTTGGGGGGTGTGTTGTGAAGCTCGCTCTCGTCGCTGCCGCGTTCTGCGGCGGCTACCTGGTCGGTTTGTTCCTCAACCTGTTCATCTAAGGAGAATTGAACATGGGCATGCAACTGCAATTCTCGATGGCCGATGCCGTCGAATCGGGTCTCGCCATCGACGTCAAGGCCGATTATCACCCCACAGGCGGTGGTAAGTATCAGGATGGTCCATGGTTGGACTTGTTCGGAGTGGTCTCCACCGCTGCCGGTTACGAGTTCTCGGTCAACATCACCGGCACGGATAACCCGATGTGCTGGATGGATCGGAGCTACGTGCAAGAGAACAAGATCATCCTTGAGATCTTGGCGCTCAACAACATCCCGTTCTCCTTCTCCTGAACATGGACATCTTTGGAGAAGCCATCCTGATCACACTCATTGTGTGGTCTATCATCGGCTTGATCATCAAGCTGTTCTTCACCCATCCTTAAGACTCGACAGGGTCTCGTTAGTCCACTGACCTAGGGTTCTTCACGAGCCCTATCCAGTGTGCTACATGTCGTAGCATGCTAACCCGCCAACTGAGGACTCGTTCCTCGTCTATGGAGAATCCAAATGGCACAAGCTCGCGTCTCGTTCGTTCCCTCGTTCGTCAACTACGCCATCAACATCGGCGAGAAGAAGTCGGATAGCGTTAGCACTAGCGTTAACACTAGCGTTAGCACTACCAAGGTGTTCGACACGTCTCGCACCGGCAAGGATCGCGTCAGTGCTCCTGTCAAGATTGAAGCCATGCACTACGACGAGGCCACCAAGAGCATCAAGGTGTTCTGCTCGGATGGTAACCTGCGTGAGTGCCGCGTCAATCGTCTGCCCTCAGTGGGGCATGGCCGGGCACTGTGGAGGAAGATGCAGGCATTCGGTAAGGCCCAGCAAGAGGTCTGCTTCACGGCTGCCGGTGGTTTCTCGCCTGACAAGTGGTTCTACACTGTCGAATGACTGAATAGTCTTAGGTGGATGGACTATAACTATCCACCACAACCCAGTAACCAGAGAGCTCTAAGAGGTAATCATGCAAGTCTTCGAATCGTTCACCGAACTCAACGACCATCATCCCGAGATCTATGACTACATGGTCACGATCCTCGACAAGAGCGATCTCCATGAACCCATCAGCTGGGTACTCGGCGGAGACTGCTTCGTGGTCGAAACTGAGGAGGACTATGAAGAAGTCAAGGACCAACCCTGGTACGATTCTGCCGAAGAAGCTCGGCCGGGATGGTATCTGTTCTTTGTTGCCAACAACAACGCAGGAGGTCCGTCGTGGTGGGTTCCTGCCCACATGGTCAGGCCTGAAGACATGGAAGGGAAACTGTGATGAGAGAGATCATACTGCATTGATCGACGGGAAAACCCAGGCTCAGGTTGACGCGTGGTTCAGTGTCAGTAAAGCAGCCAGTGATGCTGGATGGATTGAGGATTGACTAGGACTCGAAAGGGGCTCGCCAGAGCCTCGCTAGAGTCTCGTTAACGATCCGCGCCCTGAAACGATCACATGGGATGAGTACATCAGCTGGCGTATCCGTAATTCTAACACTATCTCTAAGGAGTAATCATGGACTTCTCCATCAATACCATCGACAACGGCGACTTCGCCGTCACTGAAACCCAATTCAACCACCGCATCACACCGAGGACTTTCATGACCACTAGTGCTAACGCTAGTGCTAACGCTAGTGCTAACGCTACCAAGAAGGATTTCAAGACGAAGTCTTGCGACTTCATTCTCCTGTCTCCCCTACAACCCAGCATCTTCGGGTACCAGGACCACGAGGTATCCCGCATGATCGCCGAACTCCAGGATGTGGGTATCCAAGTGATGCTCGTCGATACCGGTCCTGAGATGATCTTCTATGCGCGAGCACACAACAAGACTCTCCTGGAATCCCTCTGCACGAGCTACGACATTGGAGGGATTCTTGTCGAAGCGGCTGCAGTGTATGACCAAGTTGAGATCAAGGAGGTGGTGTGATGTATGTCATCGTCGAAGACCTGCAAGAGTTTGTCCCTAAGAAGATCGTCATTGCGGTCACCGAGGAATACCATAAAGAACTCCTGACAGGGTTCTTCCAAGATGCTCTTCGGAGAGGTCTGGTAGGTGACTTGGAGGATCTCTGCCGGCAGATTCTGAAGGGTTTGAACTAATTTAGGATAGAACTCGACAGAGTCTCGTAACCTGCGGGGTATTTCCGTATAGAACTCGACAGAGTCTCGTATATCCCGTG